CTGTGACGGGAGTATGAGTAGGCATAGTACCATCCAAGTCATAAGTGTTGGAATCAGACGAAGGGGGGGGGTAATCAAATATATGTTGGTTCAGACAGCCTATTACACCTATCATAGTGTCGTTGGATAAGTTTGATGTCTCATTATCTGTGGTTTTATATGTCTCAAAATTTACACGATTTGTGAAACCGCGTATAAGACCATTGGGTCCCAAATCAAGTCTTTGTTGATATCTATAAGTTTTTTGAGTGGGAAATGTGCGCGGTTCTCTACCCACCACCCAGTTTTTTTCATTCCTTCTAAAGTGTATGGCTCCTAGATTGTCTTTGCCGATGCCTGGCTCTGTTACCCTGGGTATTATTTTTGGATTTGGATCGGTGTGATGAAGTGATAAATGAAATGGTCGATAACTTGGTGTCCTCATTGGCTTGGTAAACACATTAATGTCAGGACGTCCCAGTGGTGGGGTTGGCCTGTAAGGGAGGGAAAACTCAAAATATAACCCATAGTCACTCGATTTATGAGTAATAGTTACATCGTTGCGAAAATTATCCTTCAGACACTGTTTAAGACTCTCAATTCTTGGTGGGTCTATAATTATGGTAGAAATTTTGCTGAATATGTTCTCCGCGAAGATTTGTGCTGGTGATTTCCTGGAGGCGGAGCCAAAAATATCGGCCGCGGACATCTTAATCCCCCTTTCCGCCTTTACAGGCTTTGGTCCTCCTCCATTTGTGCCTAGTTTAGAATCAAATGTTGTAGATGCACTACTTACGCTGCGTGGCGAGCTATCAGTTTTGTTGCTTGCACTGCTTGTGTCATCACTTGTTGTGGTATGGTTGTAATTCCGATCAAAAAGTATTTCGATGATACCGAAAATGTTCTTTGTGTTATCGTCTTCTGGATAATCATTAGGAACAATGAACTTTGTGTCGTTGTATCCAGTAATTTCTTTGAAGTCATTTGGGTTCATTATATACCTATCTATTAGCTAAAGATATATTATATAAATATAAAATTATAAAAAACCAATTATACAGCCAATAACGTCAAAGTTCAGTGTGTATGGTTGTAACGCAGAATAAATAGACATTTTTGTATTTGCAATGATATGTTTATAGTTGGTATAAAATGTATGGAGAGTTCCAATGATCATTCGTAATCGCATTCTATCCCGATTATCAATAATATGGCCGTTGTCATATACAAACTTATGATTATCAATGCGACACGCGATGTCTGTCATCATTTCATCTACTCTGATTTTTATTAATCTAAACATCTTCAGTTCGTTATCGTTGCATAATTGATGTAATATAATATTTTTATTTAAGTATGTGTTATACTGGCAAATTATATTTCTATTCGAGGTTTCGAGTTGTGGAGAAGTCCCGTATGTTTTCCTTGCGTTGTCTGCGATTGCAAATAGAGTATTCATATTTTTCAAAAGTTTGTTTGTTCGGGTGTGCGATTTCTTAACAAGTAACATGTGGTTATTTTCCTGTGAAACCTTTTTTGTATAGGATTTATTAGACATAACTACTATTTATTATAATACAACTTTAAAGTATGTTTATATGTAAACAACAAGCATAATATTATTGTGCAATGATGAGATCTGGTAGTTTGTGCACAATCCTTTTATTGGTAGCGGGTATGAGTGGTTTTGGATGGCTATTTACCTTTCCAGATCACCGCGAAAGTGTAATTAATCATACTGTAACTATTACGAATAACTTAGTGTCAAGTGTTACCCAAAATGACGATACTCGGTTCAAACATAATTTTTGCGAATCAACGCTTCAAGACAATGCGTCTCCTGAGGTGTGGAACTCCGCAACATCATTTGCAGTTTCAATTGTCCCATTTGTATACGGTTTTCCGAAATATCCAGTTTTGCATAACGCCGCGCGCATGTTAGCGTTTAACGGTTTTGCAAGTGCATATTACCATTATTACTTAACGTGGTTTGGAAAACAGGCCAATGAAGTATCACTGATCCTTGCGAATTATTTTGGAATATGGGGATTAACTAATATGTACTATCAGCGTTCGGCGAGACGAAATAATTTGAATAGGTATAATACTTTATTTATGTATGCGTTTCTTATTAGTAATACGTTAGTAAAGCATGACATATTATTTTCGTCTATATTTGGTATATATGTGGGCGGAACACTTTTAATGATTATTCAAGTTTCATGGAAGTATGACGTTCCGTGCGTAAAAAATCTAACGGTTTCGACAATCGGTGCATTGGGATGGATATTATCTGAGTATTATTGCAATGAATATACAATGTTTGGCCATGTGATATGGCACATTCTTTTTCCCGTAGGATTTTACAAGCTCATTTTGGAGTTTGATAAATTAAAGCATCGTCTACCAGTTCTCCAAAGTATCAATGAATAGTTAGTTATTGTGTAATCAGTTTAGACAGGAATATGTAATAGATAATATAATTGCTACACAGATGGATAATCAGTTTGTAGGGGATGTTCGTAAAATGATGAATGATGTTCTTGTAGATAACGACTTGCCGATTTCTGATTGTGAAAAAGAATTGAAAGCTATTGTTGATACAATCACAGAGGGGGGTAAACTGAAAGATGTGAAAAATATACTTGATACAATAAAGAGTATGGAAATCTGTAAATTACAAATAGATAGACAGGCTAAGTCGTCGGGAGATTAACTATTTTCTACTAGAGATACTCTGATTTTTCTTTTACAACTATCTTCTTCTTCGAATATATGTAATTGAAAGAATGCATGTGAATAGTTTTCCATTTCAGTGCAGCATGTGATCTTGGTCATCCATTTAAGTTTGGGTATGTATACGTTGTATTGCCAAATGCCCCCTCTGTCTGTTTGGTCGAAAACGTAACCTTTGTATGTGTCATTTACAAGTTCTGGGTTACTAAATACGGACGCGACGAGTGAGCATTCATTTTGCATTTTTCGTATTGAACGCATGGTAGTGTTAATGTAGTCTATTTTATCCGTCCATTCTTTATAAAACTCGGTTGCATGATGACTGAGACCATTGATGTCCATATTTTCTTGTATTTGTATCATATTTAGTAGGTCAACCAGTCTGCGTATTGGGGACGTGATGTGCAAGTATGCGTCCATTTTTAGTAGGTCGTGTCTAAGTTCGATATCATTGTGTAGACAAGATAGATCAATATACTGTGCAGCAGAAGTGTTCCATGTTTTAAAGAATACTAATACGTCATGCTCTAATGTATCTGGGATAGATGTTTCTGGTGGTATTTCGACAACTACATTTCTGAATATCCCGTTTCTATGTTGAATAGTTTCTTTTGCAGTATTGTAGTTCATAAACACCATTAAATACGTGACAAGATCGTGGCTGTCTTGAATAGAAGGAATAAACGGATTATATGTTAGCATTTTACGCACGACATCTAACGCAAGGTGATAATGTGGACATCTATTTAATATTTTTTCTTCATATCTGTAATTTTTTGCTACAGATATCTTAGCATTCGTGTATTGAATATCCAGCACAAACCCTTCCACTATATATAGATCCATGACAAAAGCTAATCGCGTTTTGTCTTGAACCAAGCTGCACAGACCGTCGGATAATATGGTAGGTAACATCGGCCTTTTTCTGTCAGGTAAATAAATGGTGGATACCCTATCTGAAAATGATTTCCATATTCCCAAGTTGTCCAATAACAATGTTACGTTTGATATGTAAACGCTAATACGATAAACCGGTTTTCCAATATACATTTGGTCTATTGCCTTGCCAAACATGGTATCACTTGCACACTTTTCGAATAGTTGACAAGACATTGCGTCGTCAAAGTCGGTGCTTTCATGCGGATCAATCGAGAATATAAACTCTGCGGTTCTGTCTGTTAGAGAATTGCCGTTTTCAGACATATGTGCAACAATATTTTCAATGATGGTCTCTTCTCCGTTTCCACCTGAATATATTTTTATTTTTTGTTGTGTGTCACGATTAAACTTTTGTATAGACGCGTTTAGGCTTTTGCAGTATAGTTGGTATTCAAAGTAATTTGATAATACATCGACGGGTCCTATTGTTCCGACAAGAGATCCAGACGGGTGTTTATCTGTCCATGCTACGAACTTGAAGGTTACATATAAGTTGGTAAGAACTTTATTAAATCCTAGATCTTTTATTTCATACGGAACAATGAATATGGGAATGCGTTTGTCGTCGGGTATACATTTATACATGAGTTTTCCATTTTTTGGGTGTCTTCCATATGTTCTGTTATTTTTCAGAACGAGTACTCCTGAAATATATGGGTTACTTCTTACGGGAGATCTTTCTATTTTTATAGTTTTTCCATCGTTTGATGGTGTAAATACATCCATTGAAAACAACTTATATGCTGCAGGATCGAAAGCATCTTTTGAAATGGGTTCCATGGTTTCCATATTATGGAGTGCCCACGTGTCGTAGTTTCTGTTTTCAATGGTGACCACTAATGTGGAGTTCGACATCTAATTGTTGGTACTGTATAGTTATTTAACTAGTAGGTTATTTAACTAGTGTGTTATTTATTATTTGATATGTTAAAAATAGTTTAAAACATATCAATTTATCGACAATTATATTTCTGAATTAGGTGGTTCATTCTTTGTTTTGGTGATATCAAAATCTGTATCAGGTTCGGGAACCGATATACCAACGGGTGTTTTCTGTAGTGTGTTTACTACGCCATCATCTGGTAATTTCTCAATGGCGGTGCCGTTTGATGGTTTCTCAATGGTGGCGTCCTTTGGTAGTTTCTCAATGGCGGTGTCGTTTGATGGTTTCTCAATGGCGGTGTCGTTTGATGGTTTCTCAATGGTGGCGTCCTTTGGTAGTTTCTCAATGGCGGTGTCGTTTGATGGTTTCTCAATGGCGGCGTCGTTTGATGGTTTCTCGATCGGTTCATCGTGAGCAACGTTAGATGGTTGGGCGTTTCTTCCTATTGGCACTGCTCTTCCAGGACGTGTAAACTTCGTAATCCAGTATAAAACGGTGTGTGGTAATGTGGCAATTTCAGTCATGTATGAATTAAAATATGAGCAAGTAACAAATGTGTCGTGTTCGTATCGGAAAGAGTAAAGCCAGTAAGGTGGGATCGAGAATGTTTCTCCTTCCTTGACAACGAGTTCAATTGTTTCGTCGTATTTATCTCCCCATAAATCAATATTTCCTTCTGCAAAAAAAGACATATCTGTATAGTTGGGTTTCACTGTTATTTTATGTTCTCTCGCTAGATTTGGGTGTATCATTTTTACGCACAAGTTCCCCTTTGTTACCGTAAATATGTTTCTATACATAATGCTATATTGTGTGGATGTTGTTGAATTATGTGATCCGAACATAATATCGAATAGTTTTCTGCTACACAATGGAGGTTCGAACAATTGGTGCTTTTGAATAATGCCCTTAAAAATATTGTTTGGTGGTATAGTATTTACAAAATTATAGTTTTTTTCTGTGTAGTATCTGCTTTCGTTATCGTCGTTGAAAAGTTCCTGGGTTGCCGAACATGATGATAATATATGGGCATGTGTTACTTCTCTGGTGTTGTCGTACACAGACATGTCAAACTTGGGAAAGTGTTCACTTAAAATATTTTTGGTTAGATCTCCTGTAAGACTTTGGTCATGTAAATGCATAACAACTGGTTGTTTCAACTCAAATATTTCTTCAATTGGAATAGTTACCGGTACGTCTAAAACATAAACATCTTTTTCTTGAGAATGTGAAAGCTGGAATTGTATATGAATATACACAAAAAGTACCACTATAAATGTAACCAATATGTGTAAATAATTCATTTATAGTAATAATAGTCTAAATTATAAATGAAAAATAATTGTCTTAGCTATACGCATATCAAACCTAATTTTTCTGTATTTCTTCTAAGCTTTCTATGCTTTCCTCGTCATCCTCAAAATCTGATATGGAAGAATTATCGTCGTCTATATCGTCGAGCATATATGTATTCTTTAAAGAGTTTGCTTCTAATATAGCAGCGAGAGCTTCTCTTTTGAGTTTTCTTGCTTTTTCCTTTGCCTTTTTATATATTTCGTGATACACCTGATTAGGTCGTTTGATCGACAAGATATCTGTTTCATCATTTTCGTTTGTAGGAAACGTGGTATCCCAGTCGACAACTTCTAGACCATCTTCATATATAGGTGTCGTATTTATTTGCATTGCGTCGGGTGTTGCAACTAGCTCGTTGCCCATCGCTTGCGTTTCATTTATTATCTCATTCTCGACTATTGTAATATCTGTATCATTTTTCTCAATAAGGCACGGTGCGATGTCGTCTGGTTTTTCAGATAGTTCTTGGATAGTATCGGGTTCATCATTTTGTATCTGTTCTTTTTCATCGTCTGTATTTTCTTGAGTGTTGATTTCGATGATGACATTTTCAGGGGTGTTATCTTGATCTTGATCTAACGGGTCGTCGATTTTTGTAATATCTTGTTCAGTATCTTCGATGTCTTTATTGTTTATTTTTTGGTATTTAGGTAGAGGCATTTCTATTTTATCTACCTTTTCACTTATTACTGTGCCTTTTTTGATAAGACATTTATCAAAAGCTGTGTCTATTTTCAGCATCATCACTTGTCGTAGATCTATTTCTATCTGAAAGCTTCGAGTAGTAAAGCGTATTCCCTTTATTTCTATAATTCCGATAATTTGTGAGTGATCTGTCAGTTCGGTATATGGAACAGGTGTTTCTGTTTCATCATAAACTTTTGCAAGTGGATTACTATTTCTATGATCCATTCCAACTAAACATCTGCAAGATTGATATTTTCCCGATTTGTAAGATTTCATACAAGGTGAAAATGCGTTTTCAATGTCATCATATTCTAATCTGTCCTGAAACCAATCTCCCGAGTTTTGGTGAACTAATTTGTGGCAAGTAGTTTCTAAAGTTTCGATCCATTGAATGAAATCCGATTCGTTTGATGTAAATAATAGATCGCAAATTATTTTTTTTGCATTTTTTACAAACCCCTGTTTTGTGGTTATCTGTGGCGTTTCTATATATATAGGTTGCCCGGACATAGTTATGTTTGTAAAGTAGCTATTTCCTGGCATAGAGACTGGGTGCTCTAGTTGTAATTTATCAAAATGGAATTCTTCATTTGCTTGATGAACGTTCATTATGAGTAAATCAAGAAAAATATAATATAAAATGCACGCGTTATTTTTTAATCTATTCAATAAAAAACAATTATATAAGTTGAGATTTTAGAATGACAAAATTATCTTCGAAAAATGGGATGATTATTGAGGAGTGTATTGAGCTTTTAAAACGAGATGATCTTAAATACCAGCTAAAGCTATTCTTAGAACCCATTATTACTATGGTTTTTAACGTTTTGAACCCGTATATCTATGTTCTTTTAGGAGTAACTGTTATTATTATGTTACTTCTTATAATAATCCTTGTTCTCGCTATTATTCTTGTTCGTGACAAAAAGTGATTGCGTATCTAATATTTTAATCTAATTGTACTACATATGGGACTTCACCGAAAAGGAGGCAAAACCGTTAAGAAACGTTCTAGTAGAAATAATAAGAAGGGTGGTAGTTTTGGGGCGTTAATGTCGCAACTTGCGGCCCCGATTGTTCTTTTTTCCGCAAACCATCTGTATGGTAAAAATAAAAGTACGAGACGTCATCGCAAAACTGGTGCTCGTAATCAAAAACACTACAAGAAGAGTATGATGCGCTCTCGAAGGTATCGTTCCCGCAGTCGTCGGTAAACGTTTCTGTAAATATTTTATAAGAAGAACTATATAAACATATCATAGTAGATTATATAGTTGATATCTCAAATGAGTTTCGAAGAAAATGTGCAAAAATGGGTTCATTTGGACAATCAAATAAAGGTATATAATGATCGTATTCGTCTGTTGCGCGAAGAGAAGTCTGGCTTAACAGATAATCTTTTTAAACAGGCAGACGACAATGACTATGGAAACGCGGTCATCCAGATAACAGATGGCAAGCTGAAGTTTGCGAATACTAAGGTTCAGGCACCATTGTCTTTCAAGTATGTAGAAGAAGTGCTAACCAACACTGTTGCAAATCAATCAGCCAGGGAAGAAATAATTAAGCGACTTAAAGATAACCGCGAGGTCAAGTATACGCAGGAGATCAAACGATATACGAACTAGTTCGTAAAATAAACTCGTAATATAATATAGAAGACTACACTATATTTTATTAGAATGAAAATTAACAAAGAACAATCTGCACTTGTTTGCAATGAGAGTGGGTGTTATAAACTACAGGATATACTACAAAATCCAGATAATAAATGTGACAGCAAGGAGTGCAAAGCGTTAGAAACGGAATATTCAAAGTATATGCATCTCGGCATTCCTGTTGGATATTATCACAGTAAAACCATGTATGTTCCAGAAGAAAACTATCAAGAAAGAAGTGAGAATGAAGTATCTGCAGTAATGATGATCGACGAGAAGATATATTCATCACTTATAGATCCTTCATTTGACAATGATAAAGAAATGAAAAAGTCATCAAAAAAGATAACTAAATCTGGAAAAAAACCCAAGACCTCTAAAAAGACGACGAAAAAGAAAAAATAGCTCGACAATAGATAACCAATATATATATTACGAATATATATGTTGATTTGTTATAATGTTATTTATTTATTTATTCATTCCACTGCCCATAGTTAAATGGGGAAACTAATATATCATCAAGGTTATTCTTCCATTTATTAACGGTTTCTTCTATCTCTTCTTCTTTTTGATTTTTTGGGTATGGCGTTATATTTTTCATCATTTCCTCTTCTTCTTTTGTTATTGCTGGTTTTTTACCGTAGCAGTTTACACCAAATCTCACATTCGGGTTGGCTATGTATCCACCATTTACTCCTGGTCGACCACAGTCGTGTTTATGATCCTTTGTTTTCATGAGTTCATTGTATGTCGAGCTTTGTGTTGGAAATAGTGCCAGTTGATCAGCTGACCATCCATAGTTACACCATTCGCCGCCCTTGTTATATGTTTCTTCTACTTGAGAATATGTTGCTAACTTTGAATCATACGCGTCGCACACCAGTTTAGCATCGTCATACGTGTATACGTTATCCCGAACATTAAATACCTCATCTTGGTCAACTGGTTCTGGTTCTGGTTTTGGCGGAGGTGTGGGTAGTTCATTGCTTTTATCGATATTTATGTCGATAGTTGGATCTTTATTTGGTTTAAACATATTTGCAAGGTTTGTTGTAATATCAACTCCAAAATAGTAGTATAACACATATTGTGTAATATACAAGACAAGAAGGAAAATTACAATAGCAAAAATAACTTTAAGAGCAATATTATCGTTTGTTGTTTCTACACCTAGGCTGTTAGTTTCGGTGGTTGAGCCAATGCCTCCTAAATAAACAATCAATGTGACTATAAGAATTAGTCCAATCATGACGACCGATATATACAATGGATTTGTGAATGAATTATCGGTCATGAAAGTTTTAGGATCAACATTTAATTCACTGGAACTAGAAGATGCCGCATTGCTTTCTGGTTGAGGAACCGGATTATCTAATAACTGTTTAATGTCTGGAATTAATTCTTTTCTAGAGTCTGTGTTCATGAATGTGATTTAACCTATACTTATTAACTATATATTATACGTTGGATTTTTTTCTATAGAATAGACAATATGCTTTTGACGAAACAATCTGTTCCACATTTTGTATAATAGTAATTCGAGTATCGTTGAACTCGTACCATGTGTTATCCTTTCCTTTAATGTATGCAGTGTAATGTCCACCCAATGCACTTCCATGATGATTGCAAACTCCATATAAATCGTAAACAAAACTCTTACTATTGTATCCGATTACATACTTTTCTAGAGATAAGTTTTCAAGTGGAAACTCAATGATGGTATGACGTTTTTTATTTAACGAATCTATCCTTTTAAAATCAAAACACAAAACCGTTGGAAAACTCCAATATCGCAGTCTTTTTATAATATCCTGTTTTTTTCCAGTTTTTTCGTTAAACCATGCATTATCTCCTGTTAATACCTCGCCCGAAACATATTTATCTAAACAATCAAATAACGTTGGTTGGCGGTTAAGTTGATGTGAAATAGGCAAGCTTATGTTAAAAAAAGGCTCAGGATTTTGTGAAATAATAGTTTTATTATCCATCGATACAATTTCTGACACGTGCATGCCGTAAAACATGTTCCATATTTCGGAGTATTCGGTTGAATACATTTTTTTGATTGTATTATAAACAGATACTGCCAAAGTGTCTGTTCCAGTTTTACTTTCTCCCTTTATCTTCATTGTTACTGGTCTAGAGATTGAATTATGAAAGCAATCAATAACAAATAAAAGAAACTCTGATACATCATTTTGTGCGTATCCTGTAAAGATCTCCATATTTTTACGCTTTGCAACACCTTGCACAATCTGTATAAATCTACTTGGTTCAATTATGCAGTTTTGAGACCACATTAACTTTCTAAGACTATTCCATTCTTTTATTAAGATGCTGTCTACAAGAGTTTTGTCAAGATTTGTTTCATATGCTTCACTGTCTAAAAAATTATTTAATTCGTGAGTATGTGACAACACTTGTATACAAGTATTAATAAAACATGTATTTCCAAGGTTTGCTAACCCAGAAAGACCTTTTTCATGTTCATCTTTTGTTGACATTTTTCAAATTATTTATTACTATGTAATACATTTATATGTGTTTAAACCTTTCGTACTAATATATATTTATAGAATAACATATATATTCATCATATGCCAAGTAATCAATCCAATCTATCAAGATCAACGTTGCAAGATCAATCTCTGGGTGTTGTTGAGAATTATATAGAAGTAATGACAATTATATCGAATACGCAGTCTCAGTTATCTAGGCAACAGCAAACTATTATACGAAGAATGAATACCCTTGTCGGGGAATTAAGAAGGCAGCAAGCCATTGATCTATGGGCCGACACTATTAGGAACAGTTCTACTTTAGATAGAGGTTCCCGTTCTCAAAACACAAATACTGTTAATAATTCTACTCCTGATCATACACACAGTGGCAGAGGAAGGGCTACTTCAGGATTTAGTTATGAACCAATGAGCGCATATGGAAGATCGTTTAGACAGTCTCCAAACTCGCAATCTCGATCTCCATCTCATAGAACTCGAAATAATCCACGAAACCAGCCGTCAACGAACACACGCTCTTTTAATAGAATACCCACAACATCTGGGGATAGTTTCAATGCGACGCAACAAAATACTTCAGGTCAAGATGAAGAAGACGATGAAAATATAAATGATGCAAGCGAAACACATGCAAATACATCCGAAACCAACCCACTTACGCCCCATGCGACAGGAATGGTGTTGAGTTTTGAACCATTTCTTCAGTTCGGGAACAGACCACAATCTTTGGGGAATATATTTGAGAATGTACCAGTTTTTCCATCCGCGGAGCAGATTGAAACGGCTACGTCTAGTCATCATTTCCAAGACATTTCTGACCCAATAAATACATCATGTCCAATTACGATGGAGAATTTTTCACATCAACAAATCGTGATGAGGATTGATCATTGCAATCATCTGTTTAATCCTGTGCATTTGCATAGCTGGTTTAGATCACACGTTCGCTGCCCAGTTTGTCGACACGATATTCGCGATACTACCTCAAATGTGGATAATTCATCCGAACATCCAAGCCCAAATGATATAAATAATCGCAACGAAAATGACAACCGAGTAACTGGTAATGGTAACACCGCAAGATCTCGCGATAATTTAGAACGACAAACGTCAGATGATGATATAGCAAGTATTGCAGAGGCACTTATACATGCTCTGGCGACACCATCTAGTGTGCATGAAACCGACACTGTAAATCAATCGTCCACAACCTTCCCACAAACATTTACACATACCACAACACTTCCATTATCATGGACACATCTTATACCAAGTATGCCGTTGTCTCCCATGACAGTAACACAGCCATATAATGTGCCAGGTAATTCAACTGGATCAAGAAACACTGAAACTGAACCATCCCCTGGATCAGACGACGATGAGTTTATGTCACAAGATTAATATAATTTGTAAACAACGTATCATAATACATAAGATTGTATGGTATTATGATATGGATATAATAGTTGATGATTTTTATGCATTAACTGATTTGATTATAAACTTTCCGTTTCTTTTTTCTTCTACCGCAACAAGGAGTGGTGAAATATTGGGGTTTTCCAGAGCCTGATAGTAACTCTCCATGTCATAAAGATTTCCGGTGTTTTGATCGATCTCCCTGTATATGAATTGTTTTCCTCTGAAGTTATATGTGCGGCCTCGCCATTGAATTGTATCTTTATTTTTGCTTTCAAACGTGTCTGATGGCTGTTTCTTAATATCAGGGGTAAACGATATTTCACTTACGCGTGGTTCTCCATACTGAACGCACTCTAGCTGTTCTTTCGTTCCTCTTTTGGAGTAAGTTGCACAATCGATTGCCGCTTCTTTAATTAAACGAGTAAGATTTGAGGTGACTTTCTCTTTCATGGTAGAAATCTCAAATAGTGCTTCGTCGCTAGTAACTAACACATGTTCCATTTTATCCGTTTCTTCACTGACGTTGTATTTTAACTTACTTTTGTCGTGTAGTTTCATGTCTTTAGATACTTCTGCTTCTTGTTCTTTTGTGATTGTCATAAGATAGAGGAATACTCGCACATCTTGCATTTCTTCTGGAAGTGCTTTATGGCTGCATATACGACGGGCTCGACCAATGACCTGTTCTTTTCTAGTAGGGTGCCAGTATGGTTCCATAATGTGGACATAACGTGTGCTGCGTAGGTTAATGCCTTCCGATCCAGATGCGGTAATCATGAGTACTTTGATAATTTCTCCCATATGATTGTTATTAGCAATTTCTTTGAGTTTTTTGGTGATAGGAAGATTGGGATCCCAGTTACTGTTGTAGATGTTACGTATTATCTCTTTTTCTTCGGCAGTTTCGGTTCCCGTGTAAAGTGCATATGTCGGTTTTCCGAGATCTTCTTCTGCAATGTTCATTTCCCATACTCCGTCGGAACCCTTTTTAATTTTGAATTGTGTGTATCCGTTGTAATCTAACACCATCTTGAAAATACCAATTCCTTCAAGTGTTCGGAACTGACTGTATACGAGATGCAATCCAAGATGTTCTCTAGATGATATATTTTCAATCATGGTTAAAAACTTGGGGCTGTATGTCATAAGGGATTCCGAAGAAAATACCTCGTCTTCATGATCTTTTAAATATTTAATTGCATCTTGTATTCTTGTTTGGTAGTTGTTGTCTGCATTTTTATTCATGACAACATCTCCCTCTGATTCGTCAGCCTCGTTTCCTTCGAGATCATTGCTTCCTTTTTTATCAGTTTCCGCAAGAGTTTTTTTATAAGATTCGTCGAGGTTCCCTTCTCTTGGAAGAGGTCGCCCAGGTGGGGTTGGCATAACAAAATTACAGTATAATCTAGAAAAAATACGATAGGATGAAGTCGGCTCTACATAAAGCCCATCTTTGTCGACGGACGGCTTTTTCGATTTACGTTTCATGTCTTCTTTTCTTTCAGCAGATCTGGCAATCTCGTACACACCTAATTGATAGTCGCTCATTGGTATTTTTACTACCTCAAAGTCAGTGAGTGGTTCATATCTAGGTAGTAGTCCTTCCTGTGCACTTCTAAAATAAGACGTAAGCCCAAGTATACGTTTTTTAAACAAATCGGTATTTTTTACACTACCTTTATCCCCCAAGAACATAGCCTCGAACTCTTTTAGGTTATCTGGCAACGCCTTGTGCACGTCAACGGTTACACTTGATTTTTCAACGTCTATATCATTATTTTCCAGTATGCTTATAATTCTATTTTTAAACTGTGCGTCGCTTATTTCACCTCGTTCATTTAATGTGGCATCTTTTACGCCGACATATTCTCCTTTCACATTACTTCTTTCGAACCCTAACGGATTTCGAGTAACACTTAAAATATTATTTTTCGAGTATTCAAAATAGTCCATAAACTTATCTTTTCCTATGAGGTCGTTTATTTTTTGTTTTATAGTATTGTAGCCACTAGTCGTCTTAATAGTAAAGTTCCATGTTTTGATGTATCCTCTTAACATGTTAAATAATATACCCAACTCGTTGGGATAATTAATAATTGGCGTTCCTGTCAAAAACACAATACGAACATCTTGTGCATTTAGCAGCATTTCATAGAGAATTAGTGCTAGAGAAACTGGAAACTTCTCTGCTTCGCCACTTTTGTCATGATTAACTGGTTTTTCTTTTTCAATCTTGTTAGAAATGCGACTAATAAAATTATGAACTTCATCAATAACCACGACAGAATGATCAAAAATATTCACATCATAGTTACTTGTCATTGATTTCAGTTTCTCTTTTCTAAGACCGTTATAATTAATAAACTGGTATTTTGTCATAATCATTTCATCTAACTGATCGTCTAATGACATTATTTGTTTAGGGGTGAGTTTATCTAAGTTGCTCTCTTGATTGCTATCAACTAGCCAAACCCCCTTCTTTTTTTTAATATATGCCACCGTAATTCCTAGCGCGGCGGATAGCGTGTCAATGGCAGTTGATCCGCCTGATAATGGCACCCATTCCCAATGCTGATCCTTTTTGTATAAAGTATCTCCACATTTTTTAATTTCTTCTATATAATTTCTTCTTAGCGATGCGGGTGTCATAATGATCACCTTTTTTGAGCTTTTCATTCCTTCTGCAATAGCAATAGACGAACAGGTCTTTCCACTTCCCAGTCCATGATAAAGTAAAAGTCCTCTATACGGGCTGTATAGGTTTAAATAGTCTCTTACTATTTTTTGGTGGATAAGCAACTTAAACTCCGAGTTATTGTCTTTTCCAACATCATCACAACTTATCGACAACTGATCGTTAAGTATTTCGTCGCGGTGTTCTGAAAAATACGAGTTAATAAAGTTAACAAACTTTTTACGATTGTTTAGATAGTATCCAGATACACGAAGACGAGGCTGTGGGAGAGGAGGAGGAAGGCGGTCAATTACGGGTTGATTTTTAACATCTACCCACTCTTCTATTGGAATATTAGATACGCCTTTTACAGGCTTAGGCGTTTTTCTTTGTTTTGTTTGGGTGATGTCTCTTCCTGCATCGTCGCCTTCTAGCGTGGATATGTCTTTTATAGATATTTTTTTTGTTTTAGATGTGACATGAGACTTAGATGCGGTAGAAGTCTTCTCCTTTATAGACGGATCATCTTGCTGAGAAAAAGAAACAGGATCGTCATGCGAACTAACTTTGATTACCCCAGCCTGTTTCAGTTTTTTCATAATTTCGTCCATATCGGCGTCGCTTCCATCATTATCAATCTCAACGGTCGTGACTACCTCAACTGGCTCATTTTTAGTAGCACGAGGTTTTCGTTTTAATTGTTCTTTTATCTGTTCTAAAGACATCTATATAGATTATAGACATAATGTTTTACATTGTTACACTATTAAACATTTACGTCTTTGAACCCTTGAACGTTTAAAACGCCGACTTTCTAATATTTATAAAATCAATAGAAATGGTTAAATGCGGTTAAATATGGTTAAATGCGGTTAAATATGATTAAATCGTTTATCAAATTGATTTAAAATAATGCAGATTAACTATATATAACGAAAATGGTTAAATATAGTTGCGAACGATGTGGGAAAGTATTTTCTCAAAAGTCTCACTATGACTCTCATAATAGACGCAAAACACCCTGCGAAAACAATGCTGATAATATTAAAGCACTCGTAGATAAAGCAGTTGAAGAAAAATTACAAGAATTACAGAATAAACCCGAGATTAGTGAAAAGGAAGAAGTTTTTGTTAATACATACATAACTGGACAACAACCAAAAGAAGTTAAATATATTGATCTATTTTGTGGGTTAGGAGCGTTTCATACAGCATTTGATAGGAATAATATTCTTCAAAATGATATTAAATATACTTGTGTTTTGGCAAGTGATATTGATGAAGGTGTTAGAAACATATATGAAGAAAACTATGGAATAAAACCAGAAGGAGATATTAATAAGATTAGTATAGATACTATTCCAGATTTTGATATATTATGTGCAGGATTTCCATGTCAATCCTTCAGTATTGCAGGTAAGCAAGAAGGGTTTCAGGATAAAACGCGAGGTAATCTATTTTATAAAATATTAGAAATAATTGATAAAAAGAAACCAACTACATTGATTCTTGAAAATGTTAAAAACCTTTATACCATTCATGAGGGCGAAACATTTAAGACTATTAAAAATGAACTGGAAAAGCGAGGATATATTGTTAGTTATAAAGTAATTGATTCGCGATACTATAATTCGCCACAATCAAGACATCGTGTGTATCTTATTTGTGACAAAAATAAAGAATATACATTTAAGGAGATACACAATCCCATTGTTCCAGTATCAAGTATTATAGATAATAGTATTGTAAGTTTCCTGAATTACGAGGAAAAATATAAATTAGAAAAATGCAATGGACAAAGTATGATGAAATATAAACTGATAAATAAGAAATCGGGAAAGGGTGGAAGACAAGGAGAACGCGTATACGATATAACGAGTTGTGGTCCAACGATATGTGCTTCTTCTGGCGGACCTGGTGCAAAAACAGGATTATATGATTTTGATGGAAAAATTAGAACATTAAGTGTGGACGAAACATTAAAAATGTTCGGATTTGACTCATCGTATAAATATGAAACGCTAACAAATAAAAAGAAGATGTTGTTTTACTTGGGAAATAGTATAGTGGTAAATGTTGTAGAACAACTCATATCAGATTTATAAAGTGTGATGTAAATGATCGACTTTATGTATGATTTTACTTACAATTATTTTAATTTGTAATTGATTACTACTTTTTTTTCCACTATCTCCTCCTTTTCGCTGTAATGATAAAATACTATCATCGCCAAGTTTTATGACAGTTTCTTTCTTTGAAATTTTAAAATCTAATGTTTCAAAATAATCAATTATTTCTTTTATTTTCAATATTATAATTTTGGTTCGTGTATTATCAACATATTCGACGCCAAATAAATATTCGGGTTGTATTTCTGAGTTTGTTCCCATAAATGCATAATTCAATATTTGTCGTTTATTTTTATTCAACAACATTGTGAAGTTGTCTATGTTCTCCTGTGAATAATTAGATATACATATTTTCTTTACTGGTATAGTTTTATCTACGTGTGTCCCGTTAGATAAAACTGGAAGTTCGCATAAATCCTTAAGTATTTGTGATGCATCATTTAGCTCTGGTATGTAATTAAGTAAGTCATCGACCCAGTGTCTATCTAATTGTTGAAATTGTCCCTCTTTATATTTTTTTACCTGACCTGTTACTTTATTATTATTTGATTGTATATCGCACTTGTGATTACCAGATATTCTTGAACATTCATCGTACTCATCTCCTAACATGGGCGAAAACTTATTTTTTATTGTTTCATTTGTTAAATCTATACATACTAACTCTTCTTCTTTATAACCATTTTTGGCAGTTTCGCTATTTTTATATGATAATATTTGTTTTTTTGCTTCTGCTATTTCTCGTTCCTTTGATCCGACTATTTTTGTTAGTTTCTCTATTTCTTTATTTTTTTCCTGTATATCTTTATCAAGCGTTTCCCTGATCTTCTTTTCATTCTTATAAAGTTGTTCGTAGCATGTTTCCATGGCAGGCTCTTGCAGTGGTTCCACTGTAGGTTCTTGCGATGTTTCCACTGTAGGTTCTTGTGATGTTTCCATAGTATGTGGTATTTACATATTATATTTATTACAATCAATTTTATATGTAATTCATTGCATATAATGATACTCTTGTAATTCGCGAGTACACGCTGCATGTTCTTTATAGGTTCGGAGTCATCCCGATCAACTTATCTTTTTGATAACATCACTGCACGCAGACTGTTCTGCCTTCTTTTTAATCTTATGTGTTCCTTCCCCTAAGAAGACAAGAAGAGTATCATGTGTTTTCAGATATTCGGTGATGGATTCAAAGCTCCCAAACTTTTCATATGATATAGCACGCGTCTTGTCCATATTATAAATATGATCACCAACACATAGGAACACCCCCATTCGATACCCATCATCTTCACTAACATTAAGTTCAATATAGTGGGGAGTGACCTTGAACTCTTTTTGGATTTTTACCTGAAGAATATTCTTGTAATTATCATCGTTTCTGATGAGTTCTACCCAATCAATATGACGCTCGAAGACATTTTCGACAAACTTCTGTGCCATCTGAAATCCAGGTCCCGTAACAAACACGTTTTTAAACCATCCCTCTTCATCGACGACGGAAATTTTGTTGAAGTCTAAGAAGATTGCCCCAATAAATGCTTCAAATAGACAACCTAGTTTTTTCAAGTTTGTTCTTGTTTTTTTTTCTTCTGCATTTCTAGACAGTATAAGCCATTTATGCAGTCCCATTTCATACGCAATGCGACCAATTGCTTCATTTTTAACAATTGCAATCTTTTTCTCTGTCATAAAGCCCTCGTTTTCTTTCGGAAAGCGTCTGTAAAGAATGTACTTTGTGATGAGTTCGAGAACACCGTCTCCTAAAAACTCCTGCCGTTCGTTTGACTTTGTTTTTAGTGGCATACAGTCATGAGGTCTGTCTGCGATAATAATGTTTTGCTCCATGTTTTCCAAATGAGGGCGTTTTGTGTAGGATCTGTGCACAAATGATCGGATATAAAGATCGATGTTGTGAATAATGGGTGGTAGACCATATGTGGTAAGTATCCCTTTAATTTCGTTTTCAACGATTTCTTTATTTAGTGAGTTGTATGGATTAAATATCAATGTATCATTCATTTTAGTTACATCATCGTCGTTGATAATTTGTTTGTATAGTTCGCTTTCGATTGTCGCCATAGTATTCTTATCTTGTTACCTCTAGACTTATTATGTTTATCTTAAATATATTTAGGGAGAGGTATCGATCAATTTATATTGTTTACATAGTATATAATATGGCTCGTTCTAGACTTAGTGCATACAAATCAAGCATAACAAACCGCGGTCCCGAGAGTGGTGGTTCTGTTGGTGGTAACGGTAAGGCTGGATCAGTCAACCTCTGGCAGTTTTCTCAAGTGCCCAGAAGTGTGGTATTCCGCAGACTTCCTGGAGACTGCTGTTTAGATCTATCTGGTCGCGGTCGCTCCGCACCCGCCCCTGGATCTGGTTCCTCCCCCGCTCCTGGATCTGGTATGAATGTTTCGATCCCAGTCCCATTTTAAACACGGTAATTAACATAATAAGATAAATATAAAGGAAACTAGTAATGTATGTAATAATGTCTATTTACATAGATTGCCGCGAAAAAACAATAAAGGACAAATGTTGTGCCCTTGTTTCAGATAACTCTCTCTTCAAAGATATCCAAATAGACTCGGGTAGTTTAGATATTGCGGATATTATTATTCGGAATGCAGACGAGAGTGAATGTATATACATAGAGAGAAAGACTATATCAGATTTATCATCTAGCATTAAAGATGGCCGATATCGAGAACAGTCGTTAAGACTTACATCGCTTCCATCGCATCATCATAATATCATATATTTAATTGAAGGAAAAATGTCAGAAACACTCGAAACAAATCCACAAACTAATTTTCCAAGATCAAACTTAAACAAAGCGAGCCTTTATACTGCAATGGCAAATATACTTCTCTATAAAGGTTTTAGTTTAGTAAGAACTCATTCTGCAAGTGATACTGCAGAATATATTATGATTTTAGCTAGAAAGCTTGCCAGTTCAAAAAAGCCTCTTTTTTACAAGCATCATATTGGAAGTGTCGCCGATGAACCCGAAAATAAAGAAGAGCCAAAATATGCATCGGTAATTAGACAAAAAAAGAAAGACAATATTACTATTGATAATATTGGTGTCATCATGTTGTCTCAAATACCAGGGGTAAGTTACGCTACATCCGAACTAGTAATGAATGACTTTGAGAGTATACCTAATCTAATTGAGAAATTAAAAGAAGACTCGAGCTGTCTTAATAATATAAGTAGCACACTCTCAAATGGAAAAACAAGAAAAATTAGCAAGACTGCATGTAAAAATATACACGATTATCTTTTGCCAAAACATGATGTAGTTAACAACGTTTAAGTTTCTTTTTATTTTATATTATGATATCATATACGATAAATCTATAATATAATGTTTACCGGAAATGATGTTTTTTATTCTATTGTAGGGTTTGCAATATTTATCATAACTGCCTCTATATTAACTGGATATTTAGGTTCTTATGCTACAAATAAAAAAGATTTTCCGATTGTGGAAGGTTTTGAGGCAAATGAAAACAATCTGGATACTGTAAATGAAAATATTTCCGAAGGCGTAACTAATTTAGAAGACAACTTACGAGTTGACAAGTATAAGGCTGATTATAAAAAGATGTCTTCTTTAACCAAAGACTATTTCGATGGTCTCAAGATAGCAATCCTTATGGGCATGAAAGATATTGATCCAAAAAAGGATAAACCAGAGAGTATTCAGAAGAAATGTTCCGCGATTGCCGTTCAGTTATCAGAAATGCACAGGGCAATTGAAACAATCGAGAAAATCGATATGTGATGTTGATCTAGTGGAAGTATTGGCAGAAGAAGGGATAATATAAATTGATCTTGTATTATTTAGTGCATATATATGTATTAAATAATATCCTATTAGGAAAAGTAAAACCATGTCGGCCGGAATCCGAAATCCTAGACAATTGCGCAATATGAGATTATCTAACAATAATACGGCATCCAGTATTGAACAACAAAAAATAAAGTTTCCCGAAATGTGTGATTGGATGGATCGTGAGATATTGCAATGTATTAATCCAACCAGCAATATTAGATTAGTTGTTATTAATGCTCCTGTTAAATCTGGAAAAAGATGTATGGTTGAATATAGTGCATCTCTAGATTCCATCCCAAACTCAACATTAAGAACCAGAGAGCATATATTTATATCTGCTTTTCATCGCAGAGCAGATCAACTACAGCGAAATGAGCTATCTAGCTATGGGATTAAAGTTCACTCTATTATAAATACTAATTCTGTGAATAAAACATTGGCAGATATCCAATCCATTACGAATAGCGGAAAAATGGCAATTATACATTTAGACGAAGCTGATTATGGTTCGGGGACTACTCAAAAGTTATCACATATCTGGATGTCAATAAATAATAATAATTTCGTAAAGATCATTCTATATTCCGCAACAATTGAAGAAGCCATTTATAGTAATCGCGAATTAATGGAAGGAGTTACTCGCAACATTGTGGAAAACTTCAGCACAGATACGATTAAGTATGCAAAATACACCCCCCCATCTACGTTTTGTGGTCCCAAAAAGTTCCTTGATGAAGGGCTTGTTCATAATGCAGTTCAGTTCTTTGGCATAGACAGTAATAATATAATTAGTTTAAGCGAACAGGCTAAAACAATACTTGGCGACATGCAAGAGAATATGCAACAGATCCAAAATAGTGAAAATAACCCACTACCAAGTAGGAATATCATTATCGTTCGTTTATCATACTGTGTTGATATATTTGGCAACGACACCGCTAGAAAAGATAAAAAAGCAATTAGAGTATTCTTGAATAATGTAGATTTGATCCCAGAACTTGATGAATGTATCATTATAGTAGACAAATCTGGTGATGTAGATTTTGATTGTAGATCAAATAATGTATTATTTGAACAAGTTCAGTGGTCACACTCTGCTTACTGGACAGGAAAAACCACGCAAGTCCCGATTATTGTAATAATGGATCAAACGTCATCTAGAAGCACTGAATGGGCGTGCCATAATCGCGTATTTGCTGTTCATAACTTTTCAAACACAATATTCTTTAATAATAAATCACAGCAAGACGAACGCATTAATCACTACAGCCCAAAATATCAAGGGTTTCAACCTATCAAAATATACGGCCATATTCGATCTTTTGAGTATAGTGCAGGTCTTATCACGGTGGCTTCTTATTTACATGGCGAATATCAAATGCAAAAATTAAGAATAAATCCCTCATTATTTCATATCATTGATATCGAAACAGGTAATACATTCTTAACTAACTGTAGCTGTAATGAAGACGCAAACTGTAGAGGAGGTTCCACATGTCCTTGTGGATTTGAAAAGGAAGATGCCGAAAAAATCTTACTTATACATGGCTCACATTGCATTCCAAAACTTTCACCACGAATTAATTCGGTTATTAAAGATAAACCAGATATTCATCGAAGATTTATTCCTTGTCGAGATGATGCGGTCTACAATGCAATGATTGACGACCCCATGTCTGAAATAAATACATTTATAAATGAAGGTGGAGAGCAATGGAACCTAGATTATATTAGTCGACCGAATATATTTAGTCATCAAACTCGTGTGACTGATGATGGGACAGTTCACACCAATCTACGAAGTAATTATAACAAATTATATTATGATCAATTATCAAACTGGGGGTTTAGTTCAACAGCGGTAACCCCTAGATTGATGGTATGCTATCATCGTGAAACTAACCAAATCGGAATATGTGCAAGAACATATCATGGAATGATATTATCGACGGATATTTCCACTACAACATCCTCAATGTATTTATGAAACATCTAGAAAAATAAAAAATAAAAAATAAAAAATAAACATATGTTTACAATACTACAATAAACCAAAACTTAAGAAAATAATATAAACAGGTATAATATATAATATTCTTATTCTACCATATATCATATTGAAATGGAAATGAATACGAACATCAAAATGGCTGCACTAGTTTTCATTTTTATTGTTGCATTATATGTTTTTTTTGTTGCCAGCAACTTAGAAGCGACATTTGTTCAAGATATTGCAAATAATAGTGAAGTAAAAGAGGAGGGGTTTGAGAACAACGCCGTTATTGAGGGGTTCGAAGATAACGGACGGGACGCAAAAAAAGTCGTAGAGAACTTGGAAGACTTGGTTAATCAGTTAGACGACTCATTGCATATCAAAAAATATCGCAAGGAGTATGAAGACATGATCACAAAAAGTGACGAATTATTCGATTTATTAAAAATACAAGTGCTTACAGGTCTAAAAGACGTTGATTTAAATAAAAGTTCCGACGGCGCCATTAAAATAGCTCGCGTTTTAAATATGTATGACAAAACAAAACCATCTCTAGAATCATGCTTGAATTATATTGATGGAAAATAAATAATTATTGACTTGTGGATAGTGGAAGTGGACTTACATATCATATGATGTAATATAATATGTAATCGGATAAAATACAATTATGCATAAGGATCTGATTTTTCTAGACTACGTTTGCGTCCATCATACACACCATTGTCGATAAGAGATCGAGTATAGTCTTCTCCTCCCCAGTTATTGTCCATTGCACTTGGGCTTTCAGGAAGGGTTCTTTGCTCAGTTAGAACCTTATCCATTGGTGTAACTGTTCCTTGATAAAACGACGATGGATCGTAAGATGGCATCGACCCAGTATTGTAAGGAAGATCATTTCTGGTTGCATCCACAATTTTTGTGTCTACTGGCCCAGTATTTAATGCTATAGTTCCAGTAACATTTCCACACCCGCCCTTGAAATAACTGGTATCATTTACGTCCTCTAATCCATTTAACCCAGACTTCATGGGAATACTCGAGTTGCATTTTTTGTGTAAGGCTTCAAGTGATGTAGTTGAAAGTCCTCCCTGAGGATCTGCTATATCTGGGCGAGCACGATAGCACGCTTCTCCCTGTGCATCCTCGGTTTTTTGTAAAAATAAAACAGGGCATCTTACTCCGTTTGAGCGTTGCCACTTGATAAACTCTACGTATTCTTCTAAATTATTAAATCTCATAGGGTTCACGCCAGGAACAATTTTCTCTTCCGTGTTTGTAAGTGTAATACCTCCTTCTTCTTGAACCAATAAATTAGGACATTTTTCATCTGCAGATAATTTAACCGTTTCATTATCAAATCCTTCTGGATTATTGACAGGCTCAGCTATGCAGAAATATACTCCTAGGATAATGGCAATTGCCACAATAAGTAGTCTAAACGATGTCATAATGATGAATAAGTAGTATATACTAACGGGCTATAAAATATTTATATGATGATATTATATACGTGAACCAAATGACTGTATTCAAAACGATATTTGGTGGGTATGCTAGTGGAGACGAGGATAGCGACCCCGTTCCACAAGAACTGAAGGCTAAAAACAAGATCGACGGAATAAGTAAAAATAGCGACGATATACTTAAAAAATTAAGTATGGATATTGAATCTGGAGATGTTCATACATACATTTTTTACTATTGGAAAGATTGTGGACATTGCAAATCGTCATACAAACACTGGAAAGATTTTGAGGATGCGGTACGAGATAAATCGTCTGATAAGTATTCTGTGTATGCGATTGAACAAGCTGGAGCAGATGGTCTCTCTTCTGAGTTATTAAATGATATTGGTGGGCAAGCAAATGGGTTTCCAACATTTCGTTATGTTTACGCAAGAAAGTCTCAGGATTACAATGGCGAACGAGATGTAGGTTCATTAAAAGACTGGATGAGAGAAACATCAGAGGGAAAACAGTCGGGGGGTAAGCGTTGTCGCCACAATAAAGGTAAGAAATCCTGTAAACATTGCAAAAGTTCTAGCAGATCGCGTAAAAGAACAAGGAGCTTGAAAAGTAAAAGAGCAAACAAAAAAACGGCTAGAAAATCCAGAAAAATAAGAAAACCCAGAAAAATAATTAGAAAAACAAGAAAGGCAACAAAATCCACAAGATCCAAGAAGTCAAAGAGAAAAACACGAAAGCACCATGACAGAAAATAAATTACTATATATTTTTAATAGGATCATATAATAATGAAGACATGCAGAAATAATAAAAGACCAGGGAAACAAGGAAGAAGAACGCGTTCAAAAAAAAAAAGAATTTCTTTATAATCCAAATGATCCGTCTAAGAGTTTTGATGTTTATATTGATAAAAATCCAAGTGATACTATACCAATTAAATATACAACTGTAAAGGACGTAAGAGATACAATTAGTAAGCTTGAGAGATTATATAAAAATAAAAAGTATCCGCATAAAAGAATATGGCAGGTTGGCATGATAATGAAAGTAAGACTTGAAGCAATGAAGAAACACAAAAAAACTAGATATCCTAATGCGAAAAATGTTACGGCTAGATACAATTTGGCAAATAAGTATTTTAAAAAGCTGGGAAAAAGGTCAAAGGAATTGGCAACAAAAAGAAGGACAAGAAAATATAAACATTAGACGGTTATCTAGTGTTCGTATAAATATTATTCATTTTTAATAATATTTATATAAATTTGTAAAAGCAATACATTAGGTAATGTGTTAATGTTTATATTTTTTAGTTCTGTTTTTCTTGGATTTTCTAGTCTTTCTTCGCTTGTGAGATCTATTTTGTTTTTCTTTGTTTTTCTTTGTTTTTCTTTTTTCTTTTACCACCTTCTCCAAGATACCCTCGTACTTGTCTTGACAAGTCAGAATTAGCGACTACATTTAAATATTTATTATTATCTTTAGTTCTCGATACTCCATTACTCCTCATGTCTTGTCTTAACTCATTCACTGCAGTTGAAAATGGTCTTAATAAACGAATTATTTCTTTATGTTCAGTACCCTTTGCAATATCTGTTGCAGTACGACCATTGTTATCTTTTATATTTGATGTGTCTGCCTTATGCCTTAGAAGTTCCTTCGCTAGTTCTACATTACGTTTTTCTATAGCCATCATTACACCCTTGAAGATTTAAAACGCCGTTTTAACTAACAAGGGTTTGGGTCTGAACCCGGTAAAATCAATAGTAAGGAGTTTCACCCTACGATGGTCCAACTGTAAATCCAACTTAAGTATCAGCGACCCACTTCCTTAATCGCATACAGGTTTATTTACTTTATTGGTGGAGGACGAAATGAGTAGGTATTTGATATGCGGTTCTTTTTGCTTTTATCGCTCACGCACATCACCTAAATCCAGTAAAACAGGAGAAGCAACCCCATTATTCTTCATTATTGCTTACTATGATTAGTAGTATTCCTTTATATAGTTTGTAATATAATAACCGGCGTTTTAAATCTTCAAGGGTGTAATACATATATTCATTTGTGCAGTTATTATACAGTTATTTTTATTTTTATTTTTATTTTTATTTTTATTTTTATTTTTTAATTAGTGATAAGTTTTGAGCATAACCACGTTCCAACAAGTATCCACATGCCTTCAATAACAGTTCCTCCTTTCGAAAACACCCATCTCATTGCAATGCAATGCGGCGATGAAATTAGGAATGGGGATATGATAAACCCATACAAGGATGATGCCGCACAGTATCTTACATACATATGAGCAGTAACATAGTGTAGAAGTATCCAGAACAAGTATACGCCTGATACCCTGTATACATACTTAGCATATGGTGACATGTGAGGAACCACTCTTTGTATCATATTGGGTTCTGGAACTTCATTAACAATTTCTACCCCCGGTTCGATTTTTATTCTAACATTCTCCATTCGTTGTAATTGTTCCTCGGGATCTGGTTCTGTGCTGCTGATACTGATGACATCTGCGTTGTCGTCAGTATCTTTAGAACTGGCCCTGCTGCGTTTTCTATATCTCGACGGTGCCATATTATAATCAGGTGTATGAATAGGATAAGTATGTTCTTGACAATGATCTATACTTAGATGAATACTACTGGTATCTGTAGTATGACCCCTTTCAATTTTACATTGTCGATTATGTTGTTTAGATTGCATTCTGGTTGTTACCATAAGAAATATTAGTATTGTAGTATTTTATTATATTTTACAAAATCTTCTTCTATAAATAAAGTTCTCATGACAAGTAAATATACGCTCCTTCTCTATCTCCTTCTCCAATCTCCGTCTTCTACTAGTTTCTCTATATAATCGTTCTCTTTATTGTAATCTCGAAAATACCGTGACTCCGCTTTTGTTCCACCTCCATAAACTTTATTAGGATGTTGCTTACCATAAACACCATAAACACCATCATCATATCGTGTAGGACGTAACCAAGATACACTTACACCCATTTTATACCACGTCGCTAGCTCCAGTTTTTGTCTTAACTTGATAAACTTATTTATTCTTTTATCTTTTATTTTTTCTATCGCTTTTAACTCTTCTCCTGTATATCCAAACTCATTACTATAATAACTATTTATCACTCGCTTCATATCATACGGTAAATATAGCTTATTAATACTAATATTCATATTAAACTTATCAATACTAATATTCATATTAAATGAGTTTTAATATGAACAATAAAGATGGATAAGTATGTTCTCGACAATGGTCTATATTTAGATGAATACTACTGGTATCTGTAGCACGAAATAGTTCAATTTTATATTTTATTATATTTTTACAAAATCTCTTCATTTATCTCATCCAAAACAGTGTTTGTCAACCACTTTTCAGAAATTACCCTACTGTATACAACAAACTTCTCAAGATATGTTTCAACAAACTTCTCAAAATAGGACTTACTCATAGTAATCTCGCCCTTTGTTTTTTTAAGATAAAACGTATATAAATCATCAAATGTAACGGTTTTATCATCGTGTGTTTCCTTTTCCTTTTTAAAATGAACCTTTGCGAGATCTAATGTTTTGATAATATCATCACCTTTATCCCAAATAGAACATTCAATATTCATAACGTATTTATTTGCAATTATATCAATATCGGGAAAGTAAAACCGTAAAATATTGAGAATGTCGTCTTCTACAATTTTTCCAGCCGTTGAGAATATGATCGAGTTATCTTTTACGTACTTATAAAATAAACTACATAGTTCGTCAACCTCATAATCATTTCCAATTGAATTAGAACACTTTGTGATAGTGTTTGTCCAAAACAACATAAAATCACTAACGACGGGGATAAATCGACTTGTAATGTTAATGAACGAGTCACTATTTTCATCGTACTTATATTTTTCTGAAAGCATCGTTTTCAATGTGTTTGTATAAACAACACTTGGAATACATTCGCTAGAAATATATCTTTTCCATATATATTGAAGATTTTTCCAGGTCATATTAGATTTTGTTTTATTTGTTATACTCATTGCTTCATCCTGATCTACTTGTATATATTTTGAACAAAACTTGTCTACAATAATCTGAGGATTATTGTTTTTTAAAAAAAGCGTATAGTTACAAAGTTCGTCTCTCTTTTCTAGAAACTTATCTCCCGATCCATGAGTTCGCGAATAGTGAACCGCGACACACAACAAGTTTAGCCCATCAGTTCTCAACATATCAATCCATGACTCCTGTAATCCATTACTCTTTCGCATTTTTATAAGTCTACATTTGTGCATACTTACATTTTCATTATATCTAGAAACAAAATTAGTAGTGATGTTGTTAACTCCAAGAACAACAGAAGACATTCTTTCTACCTCTGAAATCTTTTGCTTGGATGAAGGCGAAACATAGTATGTAACATCCGTAGTTTTTTTTAGAATATTATCGCCAATACATGTTAAAAAATATTTTGCTTCATTTTTTGTTCGAAAATATGTCGGGGATAACATGTTTAATATTTTCTGTATAGTCATTGTTTCTGGTATAAGATGTTTGAGGAGAGATCTCTCTTTTATTTTTTTAATCAAGCTCACTTTTGTTTTATGCTTCCAATCAATAAGATCCTTGTTATCATAAGTAACCGTAGAGAGAACCTTGTAAATAATATCATCTTCTTTTACATGTTTATAGTTAACGCCGTCATACAGATAAAATGATGAATTAGTTGGAGAAAAATAGTATAAGTTTGTTGCCAAAAAATAGGTTTGAAAAGAATGAAGCTCTTTTTCCAATATGACCCGTCTTTTTTCGTTTTCTTTGTGTGTTTTATATTCATTTTCTATTGCATTCGGGAGAATATCTCTTATGTGAATAATAAGTCTAGATCTCATATACTTGTCTTCTTTGCATTTGTTAATAATATTGTCTATATGTTTGTTGCAGTTTTCTCGAAAGTTTTCAATAGAAAAATCATCGGTATCGCTGGAAGCTGTATGTATTTCTGAGGGTAAATCCATTATGTATACTATTTACATGCAAACATCTTTCTATATTGTATAATAAGTATATTTTTGAACTCCGACCAGACGCCGTTCCGATCCCAATTTGCACTCGTGTGTGATATGTAATAAATTGAAAGGTTTTACATATTGTTATCCTGAGAATATACAAAACAAATGAAACGGTAAACCCGAACAACAATAATGGAACATACATCGAGTTCACTTGACATGGATATCTTCGCGAGATTACCTTGCGATATGAAATGGTATATAAAGAAGTTCATTGATTATGATACCAAAACACGTCTCATTATAGACAATAATAGAAGGTTCATGTCAAATCGAAACCTTTACTCTGTACTCACATTGGAACAGATCCGCAAGGCCACACGATATGGATTGATTGAAAAACTGTATAACGTTTCCACTCCGCGCAATGAATATGTCTCGACCGATGACGGAAATATACAATTGGATACAATTAACATGTCGCAACAGATGTCGAGTGCTTTCCCAAAGTCGACTAGACACAGTTTTAGAGGGCACAATGGATTGCCTAAGTTTGTGGACAAGTTTCATCCAATGATTGAAGAAGTATATAAAGGCATTTGTTCAACCGTGTGTGTTACATATGAACGCAAGGCACTGTGCTTGCTTAACGGATTTGTCTCACTAAAAAATATTCGATCTTCGGAACCAGATGTAGTAAATGGGGTGTATTTGTTGTCGAAACTGTGCTTTCAATTAGTAGTCTCGATGATGATTTACTGCGATGTTGTTAAAAAAGACAGAATAGAGAAATGTCGCCGAGCTTTAGCAAATATCACGATTAAAAAGGCTGTTCGTGAAAAAAAAAGATTAGAAAATCGGATCCAAAAGACAAAACAAGACATGCAAAATCTGGATGAAAAAAATACGAATGAGTATCAAAGCAAAATAAAAAGAATGTCAACACGTTTTATGAAAGAGAACGTTTATATGCAATATGTAAATCAGGGAATGACTTTAAGAGAAGCAAAAGAAAAACTCAAGGAAGACAGTGAAATCAAAAAGCAACAAACTGTCTGGAAGAAATTATATATTAAGGCAGTAAAACAGGCCGTATCACAGAGACAAACTAGTATGAAAGAAAAGGCTCGGCAAGAAAAACAGAATATGATAACCAAAAAAAAAGAAGAAATAAACAGAAAAAAAATAATTACGCAAGTAACAAAATCTATAAAACTATACACCAAGTTGGCAAAACAAGCATCGCGTATTGCAAAGAAGAAGAAGTTTGCAGCATAATTAATATTCATCGATAAACATGTAACGTAATAAATATACTGTATTTTTCATGTACTTGGTGCGTTTAATTCATATTAGAATGCAAATATAATCACTTAAAGATTTGCGTAGTTGTTAGATATTAATAATGGCAGACAACGCAAACAATGTTTTGACTATCAAAACTGTTCAAATCTCACCATTTCGAACTTTGATGACTGCATTGAAAGATATTCTACTTGAAACAAACATCACGTTCCAGTCTGATGGCATTCGTATTATCAATATGGACAAGAGCCATACTGTACTAGCACATATGCATTTAAATGCTGAAAAGTTCGAGTTTTACGAATGTAAACCCGAGAAGATTGTAATTGGTGTGAATATGTTTCACCTTTTCAAATTAATTAACTCAATTGATAATGATGATACACTTACGATGTACATTGAAAAGGACGACTACAATGATGGCGTTGTTTCACATCTTGCACTTAAGTTTGAAAATGGAGAAATCAAACAGTGTAAAACTCAAAAGCTTAGACTTATCGAGCCCGATCCAGAAGATCTTGTTTACCCCGACGTAAAGTTTTCATCCATTATCAACCTACCCTCCAGCGATTTTCAGAAGATTATTCGAGATCTTTCTGTTATCTCGGACAAGCTTGAAATCAAATCAGTAGGAAATGAACTCATCTTTAAATGTAGCGGACAGTTTGCAAGTGCTGAAATCCATCGAGCCGAATCAGATGGAAGCATGGACTTTATACTCAAACAAGATTCGTCAAAGATTATCCAAGGAGAGTTTTCATTGAAAAACCTAGGATACTTTATCAAATGCACCAATCTATGTGCCCAGATCGAAGTCTATCTGGAGAACGATCTTCCTCTAGTGGTTAAATACAATGTTGCCAGTTTAGGAGAAATTAGGCTTTGTTTGGCACCGCTTCCAACTTCTTAAAATATATAACTAAGAATACGATTTTAGTTGTAAAAAAATATACTCGTATGCTATATTAATATAAACTATTTGTATCAATATGGCTTCAACTAGATTTAGAGATGATCCCGCGAGAGTAGAAGATCAATTGCGACAATCTGTATTTTCATGTGGATATATGATAAATGCACCAGGAAATGGAGTGAAACCCGACTATATTGAAGACCCACAGTTGCGATTACAGAAATGGGGTGCGAATTACATGACAAACAGTATTGATTTAGAAAGTAGTCTTAAAGGCATTCGCCCAATAAACAGAGATTGCATTGGAATATCAGAATATACCAATTACAACGTAAACACAAATAAAATACAATACCCAAATAATAATTGTTTATACACCGAACAATCCAGAAGTATTGCACCTGCATGGGAAATACGTGATGTGGAAAGCGAGACACCGAGATACCCAACTCTTTTAGATCCTCAAGAAAATGTAACCATGAAGTTTCAGAATAACCTGAGCACTCGCATTTTAGAAAAGGATCATTTTACACCCAAACGCCTTTCATTACAACCATTGCAATCGGCAGATTTGTTACCACGCAATCCAAAATAAAATAATTAATCTTACAGCATGAAAGTGTTGATTATGGTAATTAAAACTCATATAGTAAATAAGTATCGTCAAGAATATAATATACTTATTTAGTATATATATCATATGGAAGTATTAATACCAATTGTAGCATTAGGAGGACTTGCTCTATCAATGAACGACAAAAATGAAAATGGAAACACAGCTCAATCTAAAAATAAAGCATCGAGAAATTTAGAAAAAGCAAAAGAAGGATATAGCAATATTTCGCCAAGCGATTATCCTGTTAAAAAATCAGGAAAAAAGAGTGCAGTAGATGGAACAAACTACTCTGCTTACAATAATCCAAATGACGCGACTGCAAAATATTTCGATCAAAATAACTATTATCAAAATGATATTCGTGGTAAAAAAGTAGGTAACAATATAAATCAAGTACATTCTCTCACAGGTTCTTATGTAGACGAGTCAAACTTTTCACATAATAACATGATACCATTCACTGGTTCAAAATCGACCCAACAGACACTGAATGGCACTAGAAGTGATGCAATGTTAGATAATATGTCGGGAAGTGGAAGCCAATATATCACGAAACAAGAAAGAGCTCCCCTTTTCAAACCAGAAGACAATGTTCAACTGGCACATGGTCAACCTAACATGAATGATTTCTTTCAGTCTCGATCTAATCCAAGTCTCAAGTTTAACAACATGAAACCGTTTGAAAGTGAAATGGTTGCCCCTGGACTTAACGCAGGATATAGCTCACAGGGCGTCGGAGGACTTAACGCAGGAATGGAGGCAAGAGAGGCATATATGCCCAAAAGTGTAGATGATCTGCGTGTAGCAACCAACCCAAAATTAGAATACAACCTGGACAATCATCAAGGCCCCGCATCGTCATCTGTAAAAAACATTGGCATGATGGGAAAAATGGAACAACATAAACCCGATACATTTTATGCACAATCAGAAGATAGATGGTTAAAAACAACCAGCGAAGTCAAGGCACAAACTTCTCGACCAACTCAAGAAGTGCATGACACTGCAAGAATGCACTCGGAGTCATATACGGGTGTTGCAGTCGCTTCAAACAAGAGTGCAAATTATGTAAAGGGAACTTTTGAACCCACCCATCGTCAGCAACTAAACACCACCCCCATTACAAATCTACAAGGACCCACTGCAGGATTTAATACTCAAGGTGTGAAAAAGAGTTATCAAAAATACACCAATAATCGCGATATTAATAACAGGGCAGGAACTTCATACGGATCTGGATTTACTAACGCTATTGGTGCAGTAATTGCTCCAATCACCCAAATGTTAAATCCAACAAAAAAACAAGAAGTCATCAACAATATGCGTGTATATGGAAACGCAGGTTCCACCGTAGAGAGGGAACAAGTATTTAACCCAGATGACGTAACGCCCACAACTGTAAAGGAAACTACTATACACTCTCCCAATACATATATGCAAAATCAAGGATCCGATGCTTACCTAGTAACTCAACAACAAAGTATAGAAAATCAACGTGATACAACCACTTTACCATTTACTGGAAATGCAGGCGGATCGTCGACCAAGTATGGCCAAACGAGTTCTATGTCGAATTATAACCAAACAAACAATGAAAAGAAAGAGCAGACTATACAAGGGAGAACCAATAATGGAAACATGCAACTGTTCAACTCAAGTATTAACGTAAATAGTGCCAAGAGAGACAACGATAGATCCAATAACCGTATGTGGGCTCCATCAAATATGCCTCAACAATCTATGTCAAAAGAGTTATATGGAAAAATGATCGAACCTTCACAGTCAAACCCAAATGTAGAGATAGAGAGAATGCAGCCAGACTTACTGAACGCTTTCAGAAAAAATCCATACACACAATCCTTAAACTCTACTGCACTTCGTTAATCATTTAGTTCGTTTAATAGACATAATTAATGTATCATAATTATTCAAATACTATATATATCGAAATGAGTATTTACATTAACAATATTTACGACGCATGTGTTAAAACATTTGATTTCAATAAACGCTTTATCCAATACATAATTCAATATATTAACAGCACTACGTTTTTGCTACCGTTAGATCTAGACGACGCAGTTGAGATTAATGCGAATACCATTAACAGCGTTTAATTTATTATACACAATATTACACATTACAATAGAAATGTGTAATAACACTATACTTTTCTCAAGATTTTTAAATACTGGTATATAAACTAGATTACTTTATTTTTCTGATAACAGTTTCAAATGGGAAAAATACTCAATTTGTATTCTCTTCCAGAATGCATAGTCGACATCATTTATTCTTACTGTGCACCAGATGTTCAGTTTGTTTCGATGCTACAATATTATTCATTTGGTTCTGTCTGTTCATATATTCAACACTTATGTCGCGGAAATATGTTCACCTTGCGAAAACTTCTTCACACATTAAGTGAAAATCTTGCAAAAATATCCCCCATATTTGTAATTCATAGTCCATACTATTTCATGTCTTATACTGATATATTTAGAGAAGCTCTGTGGAGGGAAACCGATGCAAATGATTTATTACGTATGCAAATATACACTCGGATTTACTCTATATTAGATGGTGTAATGTTGAAAATAAATACATCAGACACATGCTCCATATGTAGAACAAACTTGTATTACTATATGCGGATAATCTTCATAGAAATTATTAAACAATATCAAAACAACTTACTATACCGAAACAGATCCTACACTGTGTAAATAATTAGCTAGATGTACTATATAAGATGTCGATGGAAGTTGATTCCAGGCCTGGAACTCCTCCAATGAGTTTTGATGATTGCATCACAAATCCCACAGGAACGCCCGCGAGAAAATCCACCACAGAAAAAGACACCACAGAAAAAGACACCGATAAAAAACCTAAAACTAAACCTCCTTCATTTGGTAATTGGATGGAAACTGCAACCCTTTCCAAAGGTGGAAAGAAGACCAGAAAAAGATCTAGATCGAAAAAGGGTAAGAAGAGCAAACATCAACCTAAAAAGAAAACATCTAAGAGATCTCATGGAAAGAAAAAAAAATCAAGAAAACGCGTCACTCGTCGTCGTGCTCGCATGAGAGGAGGCTTTTTGAGTGGATGGTTCAAATCAAGTAATGCAACGGAAACCCCTCCTAAGAAAGAACTCACCAAAGAAGAAAAGGATCGTATCATGGCCGAGATGAGTGCTGAACACGAGAATGAACTTGGGGACTATGGTAACCGCGGATAAAACTTACATATATGTTGTCCTGTAATCAATATAGATATACAATACAACAATTACTATTATACATAAAACATGATAACTATACATGAAGATATAATAGAGAAATTAACAGGGTTTTACGATAACAAAAGCATACCAAATATCATATTTCATGGATCCCCTGGATCTGGAAAAAGAACGCTGTTAAGAAAGTTCGTAGACATTATTTATCAAAATGATACGAATATGATGAAAGACTATATATTATATGTAAATTGTGCACAGGGAAAAGGTATCAAGTTTATTCGTGAAGATTTAAAACATTTTGCAAAAACACACATAAACACACAAAATGGAAGCTTATTTAAAAGTATCATTTTAACAAACGCAGATAAACTTACAATAGATGCACAGTCTGCATTAAGAAGATGCATTGAAGTATTTAGTCATACGACAAGATTTTTCATTGTTGTAGAAGATAAATACAAGCTATTACGTCCTATACTGTCTAGATTTTGTGAAATATATGTTCCATCTCCAGTGATTGACGGAGAACATATAAACTTATACAAATACAACATTCAAGGAACGGCGATGTTTAAGGAAAGAACGAATAACAAATTATCGGCAGTGAAACGAATAATAAACAAACTAAAGGATGACATAGATGTAAAAACAATCTGTGAATGTTCCGAAACTCTTTATGATAAGGGATTTACATCACTGGATGTTATCGAATATTTTAAAGGAAAGACACCATTTAATATTTCAAAACACTATCACCATCAAGTTCTGTTTCACTTTGGACAAGCAAAAAAAGATTATAGAAACGAAAAACTTGCAATATGTCTTTTAATAGATATGTTTCTTTTGTGTTCAAATGACGATTTAGAAAATATGATAGTTATGTAAATGGATGATTTTACACCCAGCGGTCTTCATGAATCAAAAAACGAGTGGGGAGCAAGGCTTATCACAATTCTGACACCCCATGTTATCGAGGGATTTAGATCTATACTCGACGAATCTATTAAACTGTGTAAAAATAACGACGAAATGGAAAAATATCTAATGACCTTTCAGAACTTTATTTCCAGAATACCAAAGTGGAGTAACGAGATAGTCGATGCGGAAACAAAGAGAATTATTGACAAAAGTGGATGCCCATATTTAGAAGATCTCATCACATGTGTTCATGTTATACAACTAAAGATATTGACATCCGTCAGAGTTGGTCAAAAAGCCAAGAAGGTAGATATGGATATTATGGGAATTAACGATTTCATACATAAGGTTTACATTAACACCGCTAGACAGTTCTATAGAAATGTGTATTTATTTGATAGCCAAATATCTCCTCTTCAAAAACAAAAAAACAACCGCGAGCTTGAGACTATCACACAGGAATGCATACTCAACACTGTGAGGGAAAGTATTCCTGTCCAAACAATACTCAAGTGCTATCTAGACGAGACAACAGAGGAGGATATTCAAGAAGAAATTAAGGAGGAGGATATTACGCCAGACCCAGTAAATACCGACGAACCGCAAGACGGTGGATCAGATGTGACAACAAACGAAGAAAATGAAAATATCAAGGTTGAAACCGAAGAACCGTTGAATATTGACAATACCGAAATTGAGAAATCGCCATCGACCTTATCATTTAATGATGTTGACACTGCCGTAGATACAGATAAAAATGAGTACACGATAAGTGCTCCGAAAGATGTAGAAAGACTTGAGGAAATCAGTAAGGTTAGAAATGAAACAAGAAAGCAAGAAGAGGAGGACGACGACGACGAAGAAGACAAAATTAAAATACTAGGCGATCCGATATCGCTAGACAGTTTAGATGTTCATGATATTGAAATACCGTCTCTTTCTCTTGACCTAGACCCATTGATGGATGTTGAGATATTAGCCTAATCGCGTTAGATATGTAAAACTTATATGCCAGTTTACAATAAATGAACACCTTGATATTGGCAACATGTTCATGTATTGTTTATGCGTTAATTCATTACATAGATAAAAAGATCATTAAGAAGGAAGAGTACTGCCCTCGCACTACATTTCGCACATCAGCTTTGATGTTTGTAAGTATTATGGCAGGTTCCTTTTTATGTGATCAGCTTGATCTAGAAAACTTGTCAAATAGCGTCTCGGAGAAAACTACTCTCACAGGAGGGGCTCCCAAAGTGTTTACAGATAACCCAGGATTTTAAATCTTAAATTGAAACTCTACCCCCAACTGTTCTATTATATAAATTACTTAATAGACTAGCTACTTACCAATACAATGTCAGCATTTAATGAAGATGGAGACCAGGAACAAACAAAATGTTATTTAGTAACGCCTTCATATAAAAAGTCAGTGTATGAAGACATTATGTATACGAAAATGTATGGTGATACCAGAGTATCTTTGAAGGTTACGAAAATATGGAGATATGGCGAGTTTGAAGTGGACCTGACTATTTCAGAATCAAAAGAAATTATTAAACTGAATGAAGTTAATCTAAACGAATACTGCACGTGTGCTGCAAGCACCGATAATCTAGTTGAGTATGATGCAGAGGTTCTTAATATTGATAAATATGATGAAGAACTACAGAAACAAATTAATCTGGACGTGTATGAAGATGTTGATAATGAAACTCCTTATGATGATGCAGACCTAGTTGATGAACATGATTGGGATGTAGACGATACACTATATAGTATAGTTGGCGGCGTAGAACTTGATAAAGATGAAGACAATGCTGATGAAAGTGGGGAAGAGGAAGAGGAAGATGCCAATGCATTTGAATGCGACGATTGTAATGTAAAAGATATAAACTGCTTTGAACATCTTGGAATATCAAAGGAGGAAGTAGATATTTATAGAGATCTGGGTCAACCAGATCGATGCACGGATTGTTTTGAAAAGTGGAAAAATGGCGAGAATGGACGCGAATACTTGAAAATGGTAACGGATAAAGATAAAGAAGAACCCATTCATCTCTGTGTAAATATGGACTGTGAACAATATCCACCTGATTGGGAAATCGGCGAAGATACTGAAGAGACTTATCAAGAGGATCAGTGGAAAAAGTGTTGCCTATGTGATGGGTATTTTAATGATGATGGAGTTGGAGATATTTTATTCGTACAAGAAGAACCAAATAATCAAGAAGCAGGGTGTAGTCTTTGTGGAAAAAGTGATGATGTAGTTCAAATGAAAGGTTGTGGACAATATCTATGCGGTAGTGCATGTGATGAGGAAACTGAATATGAGTATAGTTCTGTAAGCGAACAGGAAGAAAGCGAAAGTGATGTGCTATATAACGAATACCATTGTAAACATTGTAAGTATATAAGTTATCAGGATAATCCAGATTGTAGTGAATGTAAAAAGAAATATTGTATGCTACTAATCCAAAAATAGAGTAATACACCAAACGCCAAGTTTATTACTAAATAAATTGATCGTTTCTTATCTATAACTATTACATATAACAAACAATAATCATGATTCGACCTCCTTCAAGAATTACACTAACACACCTCAAAGATGTTATTTATTCGGCATTTAAGGGACGTGCCCCAGTTCCTCTTGGCAGATGGTATATATGCGATAAGAAAAACACAGGTTTGATTGCAGACTATTCGAACGAAGATCACTGTGGACCATGTGGATCGTATGCAACTACCATTGTGAAAAATAAAAATGAAAATATTCAACTAGAAAAAGAACTAGAGTTTGAGTTTCAACACATGATGGCGAACACATACACTCCTGATAAAATGAAAAATCGTTAATATAAACATTCACAATATGTGAACAAACTAAATAAAAATACGCATTTCGCGTATTTTTATTTAACACCATACACTATTTATTTAGTAGAAAGAACTGGGAGCTTGTCAATATCCATAACTCGAGATCTCATTTTTTGCGGAATGTCTTTTCCACTTATTCCATACTTTGAAAACTCTGGACGAGTTAACTGTGCATCTGGAGTGTGTGCATGCACAATTCTTGCTATCATTTTGTACAACTTAAACGCAGGATAACGTTCGTCCCCATTTTGTTTATAGAGAATATTTCTACCGTCACCGTCTTTACACCATTCATTTATCAGACTTGCAACTGGGCTGGCCACAATATCATCATCGTCATCAATAAGCTCGTCATATATAGAAGTCGCCAATCTACATAAGTCAAAGCTCATGTTTGGTTCAAGACGAGGTTTATCTTCGTTGAAATATGGCTCAGTATTATATTGGGTTGACGCATCATTGCCAGGTTTAAAACTGTCACTGCACATAGTTATTCCGTCATATTTATAGATTGCCCGACCGAAATCAATTATCTTGGCTATTCTACCAAAAGTCGGCACCTTATACACTTGTTTATTATATCTATAATACAAATATTTCTTGTCGGTATCTATAAACATAATATTGTTCGTGTGTAAGTCATTATGTGTAAATGAATATACTTTTTGATAAGTAATCAAAATCATGATCACCTGCATGAAAATAGAAAACCACTCTTCATCCTTTAACTCATTCTCAATAATCAAACTATCTAATGTGTATTCCATTTTTTCCATGAAAACTGCTTCAACCGGAAATCTTGGAATAGTCGCATATAACTGCTCATCACTTTCATCAGTTTCACCGCTTTCATCGTCCGACATATCACTTGTTGCATCACTATCACAAGTAGAATAGTTATCATCGCCATTGTCAGAACCACTTGTAAGCGACACCCTAGAAGAACAACTCGAACTTGTTGTTGTAGATTGTGTTTTTGACAGATCAAACTGGGAAATATCATTCGAAGAAAAATCGTCTATGTTCAACTTCGAATTAGATAAGTCTTCTAGCGTAATAGAAACATTATCTACAGGTGTTTCATGCGAGTTACTTGTCAACTCAAAAACATCATCAAACATACTATCATCAATGCTTGTTACTGCTGCAGAGTTGATCTCTTCGTTATCCAGAATAGTTTCATTTTGAAGGATGTTAAGAGGAGGTCTATCTTTACATGATCCACTGTTATTTTCGATCTGGGTCAATATAAATGAATAATCTTCAACGTCAAAATCTACATTCTTATGCTTTTTAAAAAATGTTGAATTAGCAAGATACTCAATATCGTCATAAATATTCACCTTGAAATCACGCTTTACTCCAATACATGTTCCATAGTATAGTATGCCATGCACAAATCCAAACTGTCTGTTTAATAGATTAGAAAAATACACAAACATTCCGTCGGTATATGCAGTATTATTGACATCATTCAAACTAGGATGTGAGATATCCTTATTGGAGAGAGTTGGAAGATTAAATATACTGTCGTTATGGAACAGCTTTCCAATCATAAACTTATACGGATCAATAAGAGGTGCCAACTTACAGAATACATCTCGCTTTTCATGTTTAATATCAGTGTCCTTGGACAAATTCGTATTATTTTCGACTAAACATTTGTAGGTATTCGGGACTTCGCTATCTTTTGACACAACTTTATGAATAATATACGATGTGTCAAGAACTACGTTTTCATAATTTGTCTCAGTAAACTTGAAAAAGCGATTATAGATCGGTATATAATTCTGCACATTCTCCATATCCATTATATCCTTGTTTTTCATACTCTCGAACAAAACCTCATTCTTTTTTTTTGTGTAAGATATATTAGTTCTACACTCCTTCATTATCAACTACATACATTAATATCTAAATATTTTAACTTATTTAGTATATTAATTTAAGATTATCCACAAAAATCAGGGTTCGCGTTAAAACAACACTAGAATGAGTATTTAACTATACTATAGTAGAAATAATTATTCACAATATAAAGTAAATGTCACTTGAATTACAGAAGTTCAGTATGAAAGCAATTAGTTTTAAACCAGACGAATCAAAGGGACCAGTTTGTGTATTAATCGGGCGAAGAGATACAGGAAAGAGTTTCTTATGTAGAGATCTTTTATATTATCATCAAGACATTCCAGTTGGGGTAGTTGTGTCTGGCACAGAAGAAGGAAATGGATTTTATGGAAATCTGGTACCAAAACTTTTTATTCATAACGAATATAGCTCGGCTATCATTGAAAAATTACTTTTGCGACAGAAAACAGTTCTTAAACAGGTAAAGAAAGAACTTGAAACAAGAAAAAGAGCTACAATTGATCCTCGAACATTTGTTATACTAGACGATTGCTTATATGACGGATCTTGGGCAAAAGATAAGCTTATGAGACTTCTGTTCATGAATGGACGGCACTGGAAAGTTATGCTGATTATTACAATGCAATATCCTTTAGGTATCCCACCTACGCTGAGAACGAATATAGATTTTGTTTTCATTTTACGTGAGCCGTACATTGCTAATCGTAAACGTATATACGACAATTACGCTGGCATGTTTCCAACATTCGAATCGTTTTGCCAGGTTATGGATCAGTGCACGGAGAATTATGAATGTCTTGTGATAAATAATAACTCGAAATCAAATAAGCTGACAGATCAGGTTTTCTGGTATAAGGCAGATGCACATAGTAATTTTCGTCTTGGTGCCAAGGAGTTCTGGGAAATGTCAAAAAATCTTCCATCTGATGATGAAGATGAAAAATATGATCCTGGAAAAGTCAAGAAAAGAGGTGCTGGGCAAACAATTACAGTTAAGAAATCAAAATGGTAATCCACATGTCGTATGTGACAATTACATAGAAGATAATATGTCAATTGTATCTTGGGGTGTATCAACAGGATGTCCAATTATCGACGAATGATTTATGATAAGTTGATCATTTCCGTTATCTTCATATTTATCTCCAAAATAATGTATTTTGTCGTATTTATGAGTAACTTCTGGAATGACCTGGACTTTATCGTACTCACTTGGAAAAATAGAAATACCAACCTGACCTCCCTCATAAACAGAAACTCTATCGGATATGCCCATTTCCATTAGATCGTCTTTTAGTATACTGATTATTTTCTTTCTGTAGCTGTGCTCACTGTCCAACTTTTTAAACACTTCACGTTCATCAAGGGTCGCAGACATTCCAATGAGTGAGATATATAGTATTCCACATCTTAGATCAACAAAATGCCCCGATATTGTATAATCAACCTTCGATAAAAAGTGTAGACATTGTTTGACTAGCTTGTTTATTTGAGGATATAATTCATGATCTCTTATGTTTTTTTTGTGTATAGTTGAAAGCTGGTTAACTAACGAAATATTATTTGAAGGGCTATCGTCCTTTATAATATGATATATACAGCCACACTCGGTAAAATAATGGTTCATAGAAACGCCGTTCAATTGACATAACACCTTATCTATTTTTCCTCCACCAACAACTCCAATGTCATATCCTTGAGACTTTTTTGTAATAAGCATATCTCTCATTTTGTCATTTATCATCTGACTAGATTCCGCAAGAGTTCCATCTACATCAAAAAGTAGAAGATCTTTCATAACGATATATAATATTATTAGATATCGTTTAACTATATATTTTGTGTAATATTTTATTTATGCTTCACTGTCTTGAATAGACTTCAACACTTGTCCGAGACCCTTGTCGGTATCCTTGGATGATACAATATTGTCCCCCTCAAATAGCTCGGAGCGGATATCAGCAACCGATACAACATCATTCTTTGACAATGCACTCTCTTGGGTGTTCTTTCCAATATTAACCAGATTTCCATCCTCATCCACATCTTGGGTGAGGGTTGTATTGTTAGCGGTTGCCTTCTCAACATTCTCCTGAATTGCTGCCTGACGGGAATCTTTAAGACGTTTCTCGAACGTCGCCTTAGCGACGTCCTGGTTCTTGGTCTTCTCGTGCATGAGTTGGTTAAGCTCGTCTTCCATAAACTCGACACGACCAGTCTTATACGCATCTGGATCCCACGGCATCCACATACCAACTGGACCAACAAACACATCATGATTTGGATCGATTTCACGCAACATTTTGCATCTAATCTCTGCCTCCTCTTGTGTAGGATAAGCACCGCGAACTTTCAATCCTCTCACAGATGTCTGAAAGTTGTGTTCACGGTTAAACTCGTCTTGAAGCTCGTCTTCCTTTGCATCCATAAAGTTCTTGTAATCGTCGTCGATTTCATTATGCTTTAAGCTATCAATCTCATCCTTTGCAAACTCTTTAAAATCTTCAAGGAGATCTTCATTTGAAAGACTATATTTGAAGGACAAGAAGTTAAGGAACTGATGATACTTCTCCATTCCTTTAGAAAGACTGTAACCTTGTAAAAACTTAGAAAAGAAGAACATTTCCTTCTTCTTTAACACAGCCTCGGGTGAAATAAACGATACGCATACAAACTTTTGGTTTGCAACGGGCTTATCTTCGTCTAGAACATCAACATACTTGGGGTTTACGGCACCATCTCCAGTTGTCCTCTTGTCAAAATTGCGGTTATCACTCACTCCGGTTGCACTCATAATACTTTATTCATGCCAGTATATTTAAGTTATTTATGTTGTTTATTCTTTGGATAGGATCTTAAATATCAACATATGTCTGCTATATTTAAACTGAGTAAAATGCATAATGTTAAAATTATTTTTCTCCTTATTTAGTATAATCAGTATGTTTGACGTGGCTGAATTAATTAAACGCGTTATTAAGTACCTTGTGGAAGGCATGATGGTTGCAATCGCCGCCTATGCCATACCAAAGAGATCACTTAACATGGAAGAAATTGCACTTCTTGCTCTTACCGCTGCGGCTACCTTCAGCATCTTGGATACTTATGTTCCTACCATGGGTGTAACTAGTCGTTCTGGTGCTGGATTTGGTATCGGAGCCAACCTTGTTGGTTTCCCAGGAGGATTATAAACTGATACAAAATAAGTGAACATATCAAGTAACGCCGTAAGATATATATATATATATATATCAATAACATACGCTTGACATTTAGTTATGACTAAATGTCAAATATTTCGAACCTTCTCAAATATCAAATAGTAGCAATAAACTCCCAATTAAGCTCGTCACAAATCCTTTTCCATATAGTATCCTGTTCAATAAGCTTTTCTCGATCTTTTAACATGGGTATATGAATTAAAAAAGTAGTCTGATCTAATAGCTCAAACAACTTGTACAAAACGTAATAATAATGTAAAAAATTAACTCTATAATCAGGGCAGTGCTTTGCATAAGGATATTGGATCTCCATGAAAAAATTACATAGGATTTCTTCCAACTCCTGACTAATCACAACTGGCTTGATACCTAGCTTGTTCTTAATAAAATTAATATGTTCATAGTATTTGTTATATCCCAACTTTTTAAGAAGATCTTTACACTTGTAATAGGTAAGATCGGTTAATTCGATCCTCTCCTTTTTAATTTGCAGTTGTAAATCGTGTATCACTGGTTCGGGTATCTGAGTTGTTTCTTTTCCCTGGAATTGTGACAAAATTTCTTTAAAGTGGTTTATTTTCTTGTAAGCATAAAAACACACCTCTTTGGGAGGCTCTTTGTAAGAGGGTTTATCATTCTCCACCAAATATCTAACACTATTGTGACACTTGTTACATATTAAAACGCCCTCATCTTCTATTGGAATAAGTTCTCCTTTAAAGCACTGCTGACAAACATCTGTTGCATAAACGTACTTGTTCACATCAAGAAACGCATTGTCGACGTTTGACAAATATTCCTTGATGATGTTTGTGTTTGAATTCTCGGCACTTTTTTTTGTCTCTTCTTCTTCATTGTCTATCTTAAAAAAAGTATTTAGTTTAGTAACATTCTTACTTTCACAATCTCCCTCCGAAATATTCTTTTTGTTTTCAAAATAATCAAAGACATATTTAGAATTATCCAAAAAATAGTCGATCTTCTTCTTCTTTAGAGAGTTTACCTTTGATCTAACTTCTCGATATCTATCTTTTCTCACTAAATGTTGTTCTAATTTGCTACCAGATTTGGGGATGTGGTTCTTATGAAGTTTCTCTTGCAGAGAACTCTTCTCTTGTAGAAGATCCTCTACAGTTTCAATATCCTTCTCAAACTCTTCTAAATACTCACTATGTTTTCCATCCAAAGTGACAGTGCTCTTCTGATCAACTATAATTTTTTTGGTTGTTTTTGGCTTAAATGCTGGCATTACAACTTCTGAGAATAATTTCAATTAGTATACTTAATAAACATGATCACTTTATTTATTATTTATAGTAAATAGTTAATACGTACAGTTTTCCCTATATTGATTGATACTTGCAAATTATTGAGACAATGCATTATTATCACAGATTATTGTTATATAACTTATATAAATGGACATTTCTTACACAATGCCAACCGACATTCAAGTAGACAAAAAAACTTTTACCACAATGAACTTTCTATATAACGCAATTAATGAAGGCTGGACTGTGACAAAACAAAAAAACAAATATATTTTTACAAAACGACACGATGGAAAGAAAGAAGTATTCACAGAAACTTTCTTAGACAACTTTATTCAGACAAATTTAACAACCAATAAGCGATTAATTTAGCGTAAGCTAGAGATTTTTTTTTCTTTACTGATAATATAAACTAAACATGGGAGGTGGACTTATGCAACTCGTAGCCTACGGCGCCCAAGACGTCTATTTAACTGGAAATCCCCAGATCACTTTCTGGAAGGTGACCTACCGCAGATATACCAACTTCTCAGTTGAGTCTATTGAGCAGACTTTCAACGGACAGGCCGATTTCGGTCGCCGCGTGACCTGCACTATCAGCCGTAATGGCGATCTTGCATACCGCACCTACCTTCAGGTGACCCTCCCTGAGATTAACCAATCTATGGGAACCCAGGCCGTCCAGAAGGTGTATGCCCGCTGGTTGGATTTCCCCGGTGAGCAACTCATCTCCCAAGTGGAGGTCGAGATTGGTGGCCAGCGCATCGACCGTCAATACGGTGACTGGATGCACATCTGGAACCAGCTTACCATGGCCAAGAGCCAGGAGTCTGCTTACCACAAGATGATCGGTAACACCACTGGTCTTACCTTCATCACCGACCCTGCCTTCGCCGACGTCGACGGACCCTGTGATGCCAACGCCCCTCGCCAGGTGTGTGCTCCTCGCAACGCCCTCCCCGAGACCACCCTTTACATTCCCCTCCAGTTCTGGTACTGCACCAACCCCGGTCTTGCCCTTCCCTTGATCGCTCTTCAATACCACGAGGTCAAGATCAACCTTGATCTTCGCCCCATTGACGAGTGCCTCTGGGCCGTCACCGAGCTTAACTGCGGTGCCGGTGCCAAGGTCGCCAAGACTGCCACCATTGCCTACAACCAGTCCCTCGTTGCTGCTTCCCTTTACGTTGATTATATCTTCTTGGACACTGACGAGCGTCGCCGCTTCGCCCAGAACCCCCACGAGTATCTCATCACCCAGCTTCAGTTCACTGGCGACGAGTCCGTCGGTTCTTCCTCCAACAAGATCAAGTTGAACTTCAACCACCCCGTGAAGGAGCTCATCTGGGTTGTGCAGCCCGATGCTAACGTCGACTACTGCTCTTCCCTCATCTGCGACTCCACCCTCTTCAAGCTCCTCGGTGCTCAGCCTTTCAACTACACTGATGCCGTCGATGCCCTCCCCAACGCTCTTCACGCCTTCGGCTCCGAGTGGGGAATCAAGGGTCTTGCTGGTGCACAGAACGGTGATGCCTTCATCAAGGACAACGCCTTCGCCGACCCCAACTCTGGTAACGCTGCCACTCTTTCCATGAACGGACAGAACATCCAGATCGATAACCCCCCTGTTGAGGGGGGTATCAACTCCGCCGTCTCCGACGCTGGATCCTTCGTGCTTGCCGAGACCTCCTTGGACATGCACTGCTGGGGACAGAACCCCGTCGTGGTTGCCAAGCTTCAGCTTAACGGCCAAGACCGCTTCTCCGAGCGTGAGGGCTCCTACTTCGACGTTGTGCAGCCCTTCCAGGCTCACACCCGTGCCCCTGATGCCGGTATCAACTGTTACTCCTTCGCCCTTCGCCCTGAGGAGCACCAGCCTTCTGGAACCTGCAACTTCTCCCGTATTGACAACGCCACCCTTCAGCTTGTTCTTTCCAACGCCACCGTCGCTGGAACCAACACTGCCAAGGTCCGTGTCTACGCTACCAACTACAATGTCCTTCGTGTCATGAGCGGTATGGGCGGTTTAGCATACTCAAATTAAGTTATGAGGTTTATATAACTTATATAATTGCTATAATAACTACTTAAAGACATTCATATTATAATATATATAATATGAACGAGCAACAACTTTCTACAAACAATGTGTTATTACCTAACACATATCACGATGGCATATATATTCGCCCAACTTATTCATTTATTGAAAATGATATGTGGAGAATAGAATATTCAACAAAAGCGGTATTTATTATTGATACAAGACAACTAGAAAAAATAATAAACTGTTCCAAAAGATTTGTATTTCACAATCCAAATGACACTATCCCTACGTATGGAGTAAATTATAAACGTATTTCACTGTTAGAGTTTTTTCATGGTGTTAATCCATATACAGAGTTCTATACTTACAAAAACGGCGACGATGCGGATATACGTAGTGTAAATGTATGTTTCACAAAACCTAGTTTTTATGATTTTACACAAAATTATAATGTAGTAAAATATTTGAACAATGAAACGGTAGTTACACGAGGACGTTACTCAGGAGAAACTAAGAACTATATGTGTGAAATTAAAACTAGTGATGATAAAACTCAATACTTAATGTTATGTAATCAAGATAAAATATGTAAACTTTGTCCTGTGTCTTATGAAAAAATATTAGACTATGAAAAAAAACACAACAAGAAAATAATATGGTCTTATCAAAAGTCTGGTTACATTTTGGGTAATAACAACTTATTTATTCATCAGGTAATAACAGGTTGTCACGGAAACGGTAAGGGAACAAAAACTATTAGTGTTGACCATATTGACCAAGACCCATTAAATAATACATACGATAATTTACGTGTTGCAACCAGAAAAGAACAAGAACACAACTCAAACGGTATCAAAGAAGGCACAAAACGAGCCAGAAAAACAGATGCTCCTGACTATCCTGAAGGAATTACACATGACATGATCCCCAAATATATTAATTATCGTGGTCTCGACAAATACGGCACAAGCGGAAAAACCCGCTCATATTTTGTCGTTGAAAAGCACCCGACGCTAATAGCCAACAATAAGAAAGCACTATACAGTTCCAAGTCCGATAAGGTGTCGCCCGAAGAGAAGCTTCAACAAGCAATTGACATCTTGTCGTATTTAGACAAGGGCGAGATGCCTCCCAGTGATGAACCTGTGCTTCCGAAATACCACTCGTTGATCACTGCAAGGGGGAAGCCTCATTTGGTGTATGAACGCCGAACCGAAGACGGTGTGCGTCAGAACGTAAAGATGGTGTTGCCCGAGGAGTACGTTCTTGCGGAACAACTGGAGCGTATCCAGGAGAAGGTGGTCGCCAAGTATGGCGAATGATAGATTACTATGAACCAGATACCTCACTATTTCCTACTAAAACCCAATCTCTTCGTCGCGGGGGGACGTAAGTGCGGACAGAAGGTGGTCAACTGCATATGGGGATGAACCCTCCTCGCTATACCATCCCATTACAAGACTGAATAATTGGTCATCCACGTTACGAGATTTCCCCCCAAATGTTTCGTAGTAATTAGGATGATAGACATAGTTTTTCATCGCATGTTCTATCTGTTGTCGCTTCGGACTCACGCGTAAAACCATGTACTCGGGAAAGTTCATAATACCACGCACGGTGTTTCTACTGGGATGTTTATCCAGATTTATAGCTGTGGGTATAGAACCATTTGTTGCAGGTGCGGACGCAGTTACTGTATCGCCAGTCAATGGAGGAGGCGATGTAGCGACAGCATACGGCAGGTTGGCATGTGGATCCATGGCTGAAACTCGTATTGTGTCAGGTGGGAGAGGAAGGTTCTCTGGCATAGGTTCGGCATCGACCGCGTCTACCTGTGGACGACTACACTGGGATCCCCTTCCTCTGAGAACGCGGGTTCTTCTTTTTCTGTTTATTTTCCCTTTTGTTGTCCGTTTCTTTCGCGTCTTTTTCATCACCGCTCTCTTTCTAGCCCGTCTACTGGGTTTGGCAGATCGAGGCACTCGCATGGTTTCTTTTCGGGTGCTTTTTTTTCGATGCATTACAGACATGTATATATATAATCCCTAAAATAAACCCAGTCGTAATCATCAAGCTCCAACTTAACGGCCAGGACAGTAATTGAAATCATTCATATTATTCATATTATAGATGCTATATAATATGAACTACTCATTAGAACAAACATAAATTGAACGGGTTGTCGACGGTTTCGCCAGTCGTAACCAACAACAACAAACTCCAAGTTACAATGTCATCATTCAAGTCCACCTATACATTGCCATGTGCAGAGGAAGCCCTTGCAGTACGCCTCATGGCACACGAACAAGACGCATGGTGAAGTTTGGTAAATATATCAATATCAAACGAAACGAACAAAAAATGATTAGCGACTTCAAAAAAACATATGGTAATCCTGAAAATGTGGTTATTTGTATAGGTGATTGGGAACAACGAAAACAAATGAAATACAAAGAACCTACATTAGGAAAGGGAATCAGAACTTTGTTTAGAAAAAATAACTATAATGTGTTTTTAGTAGATGAGTTTAGAAGTTCCTGTAAATGTTCCAAATGCGATGGAGGGATATGTGAAAAGTTTATGGTGCGAGAACACCCAAACAAAAAGAAAAATAAGGACGAATTGCGATTAATTCACGGACTACTACATTGTAAGAATGGTTGTGGGTCGTGGAATAGGGACCGCAATGGTTCGTCTAATATCTACAAAATAGCAAAGAACGCAATAAATAACATAGACAGACCAAGTTATTTATGTAGAGAAACAAGTAATCAAAGCACTTCAACGAGTGCTTATAATCAAACTTTACGCAGGTATGAAAAGACCTAACTTTGAACCTCTTTTTTTCGCATTATTTGTGCGAACTTAAATGTCCGAAGGTGTAAATATTGAAACAACATCCCCTATCAACAATGTCTGAAAATAATATATATATATATATATATCACTCTTATATAAGCGAATTACATGGATAAACACACAGATACGAATAAACGGGCTTTTATGCAATCAAAAAATCAGCAACCAATCAAGTGGAACTCGTCTGATCCAGACGAACCAGCGATGTACAGTATGTCTGGAAGGAATGACGCAGAATTATTTGACAACGAAATGAGTGCAATCGAACATGGAAAAAAACAGACAAAAAAACGCCGCAATCAAGATTTCGACGATACTTATAATAAGTATAGGGCATCGCCTATTCCTGACAATCTCAGTCGAGATCATATAAGCCGAACCCCTACACCAACATTCGATGAAATGAAACACGAATTAGAGGAAAAGGGGTTTATCAACTCTAATAAAAAAACTGGGAACAAGGGAGGAAAACGACGTTCTACCAAGAAGCGTCGTAGTAAAAAACGCACCATGAAGCGTAAATCAGTGAAGTCTCGCACCACGAAGCGTAAATCAAGACGGTGCTGTGCATGTAAATAACCATTGCAAATCGTTCACTAGATAATATAATATTTGATGTATTATACTATTTATTATCAACATGAGTATACTACGAAAAAATGCCAAATGTAAGATGTTACGTTATTTTAAAATATAATCATCACATATAATAAATAGCATAATAGCATATAATTTCAATGTCTCAATCAGAGTCTTCCGAAGGAGCTTTAGCTCAAATTAATCAAAATGCAAAACATGTCGTATCCATGATATTTACACATCAAGCACGCATGCGTTGTTTTGTTAGAAAGTCTATTGAACCTATTATTGGAAGAGAGAAACAAAAAAGTGTCATAGATGCAAGTGTTTTTTCTAATGATGATGAGTATAATGCTCTTGATAATGATGAACCTGATTTTGAGGAAGAACCAATACGAGAACAAATACTGTCTAGACCTGCGGATTTAGATGAAGATTATTTGTCAGCACCTTCCAGTGAAGAAGGAGCAGTCGTTGGGGGTAATGGCAATTGGAAACTACCTCGATTTAAAAACGGATCCGTTTTACGATGTATAATTACACACGATAAAATCAAGTTCGACCTTTTAGTTGAAGGAGAGATAGACGAAAAGAAACCCAAGTATGTTTATTATGTTAAATCTGAAAACGTGTCGAACGATGCTGGCGCATTATTGGGAAAATATAAAGTTACAGCATTTGACCCAATGGAATTAATAAATACTACCTACCCCATTGGAAAAGATGACACATATGTTTTTTATATTGTTCGTCATGGTCAAGCAACACATAATATATTAAAATGCACGACACAAAAAATGGGGAATGTTTTATGTGGTCAGAAAGACACTACTTTAACTCTAGAAGGATCTCATCAAGCAAACCGATCTGGTGCAGAGTTTGCAAAATTATTTGTAGCTAGAGATTCAGATGGTAGGACTGTTTATCCGGATGGAAATATCGGTTTGGCACCAAGATACATTTTTACATCTGACCTAAGACGAACTCGACAGACGGCACAATACTTTCTAACTTCATTAACAGGAAACATTTCGAATTCGAAGATGGCAGAACGTATAATTAAAAATACTCAAGACCACAGATGGATTGTTCTTCCATGTACACATGAACTTGCATTTGTAAATTCTGGTTATTGTGATGGATTTCAAAACCCATTATTACCTACCCCTCCTGAAAATAAAATGACATGTGACGTGAACGACGACAAGTGTGGATTGACCAGTGAAGATTATGCTATTAACTGGGATCATTACAGTACTTTTTATGGAAGTTCTACACGTTCAAACATATGCAGGGGGTGTGGTGCTAGACATTGCAGAGATACTGATATGATAAAAGAAGCACTCAATATTATACAACAACCAACTACACCTGCACCACCTGTTCTAAAAACACAACTCACAACCGTACGTCCAAAACCCATATACGATGGTTTTTTGCGACGTCGGGGTGTAAAGTTCGCTCCTAGTACAAAACAAAACGGCGGAAAGACAAGGCGTCGCCATAAACACAAAAAGAAGAAAACAAGAAAATCGCATACTCGTAAAAGGCTAACACGAGGTAAACGTAAGAATGCACATAATAAGGCAAAAAAAACTAAAAAATCAAAGAAATAATTTTAATTGTATAATATATAGACTATTTGGGTTTACATACTATATTACTATTACACAGAAATCAATGACATCAATACTTACTCAAAGACGGAATGACCAAATATTGTTATTGATCAAAGCTATAGAAGAAAATGATATGAACCAAGTAGTTAGAATAGCAGATGCAGACAGTTCTCTAGATGTCATAAATGGAATACCGATAAATGACACTGGTGTACAACAGTTTACCGCGTTGCATACCGCAATTGCCAAGAATAATTTAGTCATGATTAACCGTCTTCTTGATATGGGTGCAGATCCGAACATTGGATCAGACAAGTATATATATTATCCTGATTTAGAGGAAGTTTTTGGCATTACACCCCTTTATCTCGCTATAGATCAAGCAAATGCTATGGCAGTGAAAGCTCTTTTATTACACGGAGCTGACGCAAATCATTATATAGCAAACTATCCAATTAAATCAATCGATGACCGGTATGAAACCATGCCACTTTCATTTGCACTTGCGTCAGCCAGGTATGAACCTGAGAAAATGTTTCATATTATCGATTATATTTTAAGCAGTGGTCAGCAGTTAGACGATATATATACACCTTCGGACATTTAAAATGGGACAAAATACCTTGAAAACTATAAATCGTAATTTACTTAAAAATTATTTATGTAAATTATATAGTAGCAACTATGCGATTAAAAAGCGAATTGTATAAAAAAGAACAAGATGATATTAGTGATAAAATCATTAGCATATTAGATTTGGAAAATAAAAACACATATACGCTATATGAATTAGACCAAAATACTGAAATACAAACTCAAATAATGAAACTCATACCAGAGATACGAAAATGGTTCTCATTTAACAACATGAAAGCAGTTGGAGAACCTAGTTTTCCCCTACGACCCCTTCCTTTAATAATAATAAGCATTAACAAAAATTATTATTAAACCCATTTCCATTTGTATCCAAATGCGGTTTTTCTTT